TCTTTGCTGGCTAACCACAGTTTGACCCTGCAAGTATGGTCGTACATTGCATTAATAGTATTTATCAATTAAAGAGAAAAGGGTTGACTTACCCTAGTATAAGAGTCCATTCATCAATAGCTTCACCAATAACTAGTGCGTCTGCTTGACTGTTATCACCTGCAACAGATACCCATTCAGTGCCATTATAAACTTCTTGGCCTCCAGTGTCACCGGAGTCAGTATTGTATCGCAATTCGCCAACTACAGGTGTTAATCCTCTATTTGTATCATCACCAACTGGAACTACAAACCCGTTTACAAGAGTATTGATCTTAATATAACCGTTATCAGTAGATGATAGTGTTAACGGACCGTCGTTTGCTAAGTTTTGTATCTTGTTATCGTTTAATCTAGTATGATCAAAGAATTGTACAGTACCCGCGCCATTTGGTGTTAATTGTAATGATGTATTAACAGGTGCTGTTATAGTATTGTTTTCAATAATTAAACTTGCTGTTTGTAATGACGTATTAATAGTTACACCGTCATATGCAACACTACCTACTTTTGTATCTGATATTGTAAATTCTATTTCGTTGTTATTAGTTTGTACATTAGTTCGAGCATCTTCACTAAACACACCACCAAAATATTGATTTGCTTGACTAAATCCTTCAAATAAGTTAGACTCAGTATTAAATCTTAAATCACCCGGATTACCATTAGGCTCTAATGATGTTCCTGCATCATAAAATACATCACTCGGTCCAAACACAGTTGTTGCATTCCCGCCTGATACTGTAGATAGATGCGGATCATTAACTCCGTTACCACCGTCTAGTACAAACGTTCCGCCTGTTGCTACAATACGTTGTGAGTTATCACCTTGTGGAAGTGATATAGAGCGCACATTATCAAAAATAACATTTTCAGATGTTATTATAATATCATCATTGGACGTTAACGTAGAGGCATCAAATTCTAAATCTTCAATAAACACTGTGCCAGTACCTGATGTACGCAACTCTAAATTACTATTACTGTTTGTAGTTGTAATTACATTTTGGAATATTTCTATATCATCCGTTGTTACAAATTTATTTGCTGTAACAACATTGTTAATAATAAACCCATCACTCAATGCTCTAGTTGCAGAAACGTTATTAGCACCGCCTTGTTCGATAACTACATTACCTGTTCCTGATGCTGTAAATGTTAAATCACCAGCATTATTATTTGTTAATGTACTGTCTTCAAACGTAAAGTTTCCTAAATCGGTTTGTCTATCTACAGTTAAGTTTGTTACCGAAACATTGCCTGTAATATCTCTGTCGCCGCTTTGATTAACATTAGAGTTAATATTAAGTGTTGCATTAATATTAGTATCTTGTAAACTATTTGCACCATCAACTACTACGTTGCCTGTTACGTCAAAATTATTATCAATTTCTACATCACCGGCAGCACGTAATTCTAAATTACTATTACTATTTGTTGTTGTTATAACATTGTCAAATATTTCAATATCAGTTGAACTGACCATGTTTTCTAGTGCAACACTATCTAATATTCGTAAACTACCAAACGATGCAGCATTTGCTGACATATCTTGACTTACTATTGTATCTGTTAAAGATACAACTCCAGTTCCGCTTGCATTTAATGTAAGGTCGCTTGTGGTAGATAATATAATTTGATTATTATCAATATAAAAGTTTGCAATTGAATCGTATTGTAAAGGACCTGTTGTATGCTCTACTGTAAGTGTACCATTAATTGTAGCACCGGAAGTAGTTTGTAAATCACCAGTCATTGTTACATTATTATTCACCGTAACTGGATCGCTGATATTTACAACATTATTAATTGTTGTTAGATCATTAACAGTTAAATTGTTTGTAATATCTAAATCATTTTGTACATCAATTATACCTGTACCATTTGCACGTAATTCTAAATTACTATTGCTTAATGTAGTTGTTACAACATTATTAAAAAATTCAACATCGTCACTATCTAATAGTGCTGCTTCAAAATCTTGGTCTGCAATAATATTAAATGCTGTAAGATTATCTGCGCTTACATCATTTTCAAAAACAACATCTTCTTGAAAAACAACTTTACCTGTACCATTTGCACGTAGTTCTAAATCACTATTACTGTTAACACTTTTAATAACGTTGCCATCAATAGTAATACCTTCAAATTCTTGTTTGCTTTCAGTAAGAACTAGTTCGTCTGTAGTAAGTGTACCTGTAACAGTATAATCATTAGTAAATGTTGTATTGCCATTAATATTTGTAATGCCTGTAATTTCAACATCATCTAAAGTGCTTAGTGTGTTAACACTGAGTGCGTTAGTAATAGTTGTATTATCAGTGAACACAATATTTCCATTACCGTCTGCACGTAAATCTAAATCAGCATTTGATATTCTTGTGCTAATAAAATTATCATCTATTTCTATAATGCTAGGTGGTATAATTAATTCATTTAACACTAAGTCTTGTGCAATATTAACATTTACAACTTGTGCATTTGCTACACTTAAATCATTTGTAATTTCTACATTGTTGTTTGGTATTAATACTTCGCCTGTGCCTACAGCACGAAGTTCTAAATCTGCATTACTTGACGTAGTAGTAATAAAATTATCATCAATTAATATTTCTTCAAACTGTGCTTGTTGTGTAACGTCAATATTTTGTGTAACTGTTAAGTTGCCTGTAAACCCTCTATCGCCATCAACGTATGAAAATCCTGGTGCAAATGTTCCTGTAACAGTAAAGTTACTAAATGTACTTGTTCCGTTTACATCTAAATTATTGTTTACAGTTACACTCTCAGGTATGTAAATTTCTCCAGTGCCATTAGCACGAAGTTCTAAATCACTGTTTGATTCTGTTGCTGTAATAAAGTTATCTTCAATTAAAATATTACCGTTGCTTATTTCGCCTGAAATATTTAAATTACCTGTCTGTGTTGTATCTCCAGTTTGTGTTATCGAACCGTTAACTGATAAATCATTTAGAGTAGTATTACCGTTTACTGTTAAGTTTTGTGTAATTTCAACATCACCGTTTAACAAATCTACAGTATCAGGTGCTTCTAAAATTATATCTTGATTTGAATTTAAACCTGTAATAGTGTTTGACGTAATTCTTATATCGTCAGTTTCGATAGTAGTAAATGTAACATCATTAGTTACTGAAACATCACCAGTAGTAGTTGTACCTTCAACATATAATGTATTATTAATTCTTACAAATTCATCAGTTGTAATTGAACCTGTTCCTGCAGCACGTAATTCTAAATCACTATTACTTACTGTAGTAGAAATAAAGTTATCGTCAATTACTATATTTTCAAATTGTGTGCGACCTAGTTGTCCCAAGCTACCATCTATATTAAAGTTTTTGATTGTAAAGTTAGTTGATGTTAAATCAGCATCTACATCAATTGTACTAACCTGTATATCTTGGTATGTACTTGTGCCATCTACTGTAAAATTATTACCAATAGTAAAATTATCAGTAATATTTACTGTACCTGTTCCATTAGCACGTAGTTCTAAGTCTGCATTAGAAACAGTTGTAGTTATAAAATTAGTTTCTATATCAATGTCATTTAGTCTAGCATCATTTACATGAGCAATATTCCAACGCTTGTCTGGCTTACCTAGTGTAAATGTTTCGTGCTGGTTAGGCTCTAAGTCCTGGCTAAACTCAGTATTAAATGTTACGGTATCTGTTGGCTGGTTGCCTGCTAACGAAAGTGTGCCGTCAAATGTAAAGTTGTCAGTAATATCCAAGTTACCAGTAAGACTAGTGTTAGCATTTAAATTTATAAATGTTGATACAGGACTATCAATAGTTATGCCGCCGCTGAGGCTTTCTATTGTATTGCCGCTTAATCTAATATTTTGATTTTGTACTTTTGTGCCGTCGATAATTGCAATGTTGCCGTTTGTAGTAACAGTTAGTCCTGCAAGTGCATCAACTGTTGATTCGTCAATTGTTAATGTACTGTTTCCTGTATCTAGGTCAACAAAAAACTGTTCACCGACTCTAAAGTTTCCTAAATGGTCTGTTGAACTAAAGTATATTGTACCTGAATTTAATTCTTCAGTTTCGTTTACTTGTATTGCTCTACTTGGATCATTGTCAACAAATTTTCCTGCACCTATGTATCCAAAGTTGTGTTGAATAAGATACATTAATGTGTCTGCGCCATCTGCTACAGCACCTTTGTTTCCATATACGTTTGCTGATCCTATTGATCTTAATTCAGCACCATAAAGTACTGTCGACCCGTCTGTACTTAAATGTCCTGTGGTGCCGTTGACAGCATACAATCCCCTATTAGCAAAGTATGTAAATGAATTTAACCATTCGACTCTTACACCATTAGTCATTGTAAGTGCATCAACGCCCGGTGTAATAAATGTTACAGCGTGGAATAACATACTTGCATCATTACTTGTGCTTAGTACACTTGCACCGTCAACTAATGCACCTTTACCTGCATCAGCACTTGCAAATCCTCTTGGATCACTTGCACTTGTAGTTGTACCTTGTGTGCTTACTGTAATATTTTGTATGTAAGGACTACGTGATGTAACAGTTGCGTTAGGTGCAAATCTAAATGCATATCCTACATCAGTGCCACTATTATAAAAGAAATCTTTAATTGTAAAATTTTGGACAGTTGTTTCACCATTAAGATGAAATATGTCTGTAGTACTTGCACTGCTTGGTGGAGAAATTATTGTATTTCTCACATCGTGGCCTACAACAGTTACTCCTGCAGGAACAACTATAGGACAACTTTCTTCGTACTCTCCTGGAAGAACATATATAGTATCTCCTGAAGTTGCTTGTGTTACAGCATAATCGATTGTTTCAAAAGGTGCTTGTATGTTTGTGCCACTGCTATCATTATCACCATTCTTAGCAACGTAAATAGTTTTTCCAGGCGATAGTGTAAGATCAACGCCGCCTAGTGCAAAGTCTGTAGCATTAATTCTTGAAATGTTTGTTAGTCTATTATTTGCTTCTAACCAACGTTTGTCTGCTTTACCTAAATCGTATATTGATTGTGGTATTGTTGTATTAGGATCTATATCACTTGTAATATCAGTTTCAAATGTTATAGTGTCTTGTGCAACTGAATCACCAAATGTAATATTACCTTCAAGTGTAATATTACCATCTGCGTGTATATCTCCGTTAACTTCTAAGTTATTATATACTTCAACTCGCCCTGTTCCGTTAGGTCTTAGTTCTAAGTTCGAATTACTATTTGTAGTTGAAATATAATTATCATCAATAAACACATCGCCTGTTTGTATATTACTTGCTGTAATTTTATAACGTGCATCAAGAAACAAATTGCCAGGAAACGGCTGTATAGTTGTGTCTTGAATATTAATGTTTGCAATGTCTGCTTGTGTATCAGTTATTAAAGATACTGTCCTTGTAGTATCTAAAATCTGTAAATCATTACTAGGAGAAGAGTTATTAATACCAATCTTGCCGGCACTAACATCAAGATAAATTAAGTCTGTTTCGAACGCAAGGTCAACGCCATTTCTTTCCAGATTGGCAAATAATAATGGACCTGATATTCTACCTACTTGTGACATATTACTGTTCTCCTACAGTAGTATTTATAGGATTTACTTATCGAAGTTATGTAGGACTGTTACTGGTTTGCCCAAGTCTACTGGGGAAGTAAATTTAAGATACCAACCATCAGCATATGGTGCGCCGGGGCCGGTTAAGTTACCGCTTACACTTTGTTCTAGTGTATAGTTTGTAGTTGATATTTGAAATACGTTTTCAACAAATACTAAAACATTCTCTGCGGCTACTGGAACAGGAAATTCAGGATCTCCGCTTGCTAATGGTCCAAATACAGTTTCAGTTGCATCGCCATTGCCTAAACCTTGTTGTGTAATTCCAACAAGCACAGGTGTTGCTCCTCTAACGCCTGCCCATACACTAGCTTCGTATACTTCAAATCTATCATCTGTTGTATTATATCTAAAGTGTCCATTTTCAGGATTAGCAGGGCGTTCAGCTGTTGTACCTTTAGGCACACGTATACTGTTAGTAGATTCCATATACACTTGATCATCTACATCAAACTGTACACCTCTACCATAGATAGTTCTTCTATTTGTATTTTGTGCCTTGAGTAATCTCATTATGTAATATCCAAATAACTCACTGTACAAGCTAATCTGCCTGTACCACTTGCTGAAGGTCCACCGTTAACTTGTACACTGTCGCCCGCATCTATCACAACTTTTTCTGTGTCTAATGTGAATGTTTCTCCTGCAGGTAGAGATAATCTTCTAACTACTGAAGTAACTGTATCACTGTATGATCCGCTTGCCGGGACAAAATGTAAATCAAATTCACAAGTTTCATTTTCTGGATTTGCTGCACTTGGATCGTATGTGTTACAAATTAAAATATTTGTAATAGCATATGACTTATTTGCAGGCACAGTTAACATAATGTGTCTGTAGTCGCCACCGCCTTGATCAGTTATTGCTTCATTTACTATTGCCATATTGTTTCCTTAAAAAAGCATACTAAAAATTAATGCTCTATTTTTACTTATTATTTCATCACGTTGACTTTCTGCATTAACGAAATACATTCCTGTTCCTGCAGCTTGTGACGGCTTAGCATAAAATAGTATTCCGTCTGATGGTTCTACTGGATCTGTTACACCGTCAACGCCTTCATGCGGTGTATATCCTAGTCTTAAATTATCATCAACAACAACATGTCCTGTTCCTGTTGCACTTAAAATTAAGTCTTCTTGACTTGTGCCAAGTGTTTTTATTTCAGTACCGTATAGAGTTTGTTCAATCCTAATACCGTATTGATCTGAATAATTTGGACGTACATCTTGTATAAGAGTGCCGTCTATTTCTGTTTCAATTCTACTTGGTCCTGATACTGAATTATCGTATACATGTACTTTAGTGTCGCCTACTTGTATTCTGTTTGGAACAACAGTTCCAAAGAAGTTTGATACCGTGTCGTCAACATATTTCTTATTTGGAATGTGATCGTCATCTAGTACTCTAGCTTCATAACTAGCTGTACCTTTTACAGTTAACATACCAGGGTTAGGTGTTACGTTACCTGATAAATTGTATTGCCCCATTAGGTTTAAATCAACACCCGGTGTTACAATACTTACTGTTTCGATACCGCCTACTCTTCCACTTGGAGATCTTACACTCCATGCGCCTAAGTCTGTAGTACCACTGTTCTGTGTATCTGTCCAATTTATACTTTCGACAAACAGCCATTGGCCGTCTTCAATTGTTCCTCTATCAACACGAATACCGGAAGAGCCATCTCTAGTGATGCCATTTCCGGTTTCGCCTTTGTTTAGTTCAATTATGTTGTCTTCAATTGTACTGTTGACAGTATCTAGAGTAGTTTGCGTGCCTTCAACAGTTAAGTTGCCGGTAATGTAAACATCACCAACTTCTGTTCCTGTGTCTAGTGTAATTCTACCACCGCTCTTAACAACTACTCTGTAATTGCCGTCTGCTACTCTAAGATACTTGTCCATAAGTTATTCCTTATGCGTTTTCAGTAAAGTCTGAATCGTCAGTTCCGATTAATGTATCATCGTCACCAGCTTCTTCAACTTCAACAGCGTAATCGCCATCACTAGCTGTAAAGTTCCACGAAATAGATGTTCCATCTAATGCGTTTGCACCTGTTGCACTTGGTTGTGCTAGTGTTACTTTACGTCCTGCAATTTTGCTTACTCCATAAGTTTCACCGTCATCACCTTTTACACTAATGGACATTTCTGTGCCAGTTAGCGCAGCTGGTAGTTTACCAGTTGTTAATACACGATCGTAAGTTGTTGCTGGTGTACCGATAGCCGCTACACGAAACTTTTTAGATCCTAATTGCTTTACGATATAGCCTTCAACAACGGCTGCACCGTTATAAAAGTCTACTTTGATTTCATTACCATCTGCTGTAGCTGGTCCAAAAAATCTTTTATTAAGTGGTCTTCCCATTTTTTTTCTCCTATAAAAAGTAGTCCTATGCCCGTTCTATGAGCTACGCTGTGGGTACAGCATAAGTCCGCCTTGCGGCACACTATTTGACAATAGTATTTATCAATCTAAAACAGTAAAGGACTTTAAGTCAAAAAAATAGGACCCGAAGGTCCTATTTCTCAGTTTTAATAAAACTTAGCTAAAGCTAACGTTACCATTAGTAATTGCAACTTTACCTAAGTAATCTGCTGCATTACCAAGTGACGAAGCTGTGTTAGACAGTTCAACATAACCGTAACGTGTCATAAATGACACAGTTGGTTCAAATGTTGACGGATCTAATACAACACCACTACTCATTAATGGAATGTATGGGCAATAGAATGCAGGTGCGTCTGATTCAGATGCTCCTTTATAACCAACAAGTACATCAGCGTTATCAGCTGAGTAAGTGTTAACGTACACTTTCATTGCATTGTTCAAAGTACCAACCATCTTAGTGTTAGTTGGAGCTTCAAAAGTACCTTCAGTTGTTCTTGCGAACGCAGAAGTTGTTGCACTTTGTAGAATTGTTAACGCAAATGGGCTAACTACGGCGTAGTTACCTGCGCCTCTACGTGTACGCTGTGCAATCAAGTTAGCAACACGGTTGATTTGAACAGCTAATGCAGCATGCTCGTCACCAACAAATGTAGCTGTACCTGATACAGCAGCTTGGTCATATGTTTCAGCGGCATTACCAGCTAGGCTGTTAAGGCTTGCTAAAACTTCTTGATCAATCTCAGCGGTAATTTCTTGTGCTAAAGCAGCCATAATTTCTGCTTCAACGTCAATACCGTGCATTGATTGTGCATCCTGTGCAGCTTCAAAAGTCCATCTAGCTGATAGCTTTCTTGACTTTGCTTCTACAGTTTGCTTTAAGATTTGAATGCTTAACTTACGTCCAGCTTGGCCTTCTAAAGCTGCTGTTTGAGCTGCTTTATCGTCCGCTGCGCCTGAATAGCCTTCAGCAATCTTAAATGGGCTTAATGCCTCTTCACCAGCTGTTGTGTCTGTTCCGTTTGCGCTATCAAAAGCATCTGCGTAACGTACACGTAACGTGTGAATCTGACCGACTGGGCCAGTCATTGGTTGTACACCAACTAATTCGTTGGCAATAACAGTTGGCATAACACGTCTGATAACAGGTAGGATAACACGGTTAAGTGTTGCTACGTTACCAGCTGAAGTTGCACCTGCTGTTGCACTCTCAGACAAATATCTGCGAGTGTTTTCTAGTGTGGCAGCCATCACACTTTTCTTGTTACCGTCTAGGCCTTCAAGAAGAGCGTCTTTGGTTTCTGTCCAGCGACTTTCTAATAGTTCTGACATCATTTTCTCCTTAATTTAATCCAGCTAGACGGCGTATATCTAATACATTTGATTCGTCTGCTTTGACATGTGTCGTTGTTTTTTCTCTGTTGCCTGTTATTTCTTTCGCCTCTGATAATACTTTTGCCTTACGCTTTGCTGGAGTATGGCCATCTATTACAGACGGTAGGTACTTATCAAAAGATCTTTGTAATCTATCAGTTTGTACACTTTCCAGTAAGTCAGTCATAATGTCGCGTTGATCATTGCCTAATGGTGCAATCAATTCGTTTATGGTTCTTTCGCGTCTTGCTGCTTCAACTATTTGCTTCTTCTCAGTTGCCTGAGCTTCTGCTAAGTTTTTAGCTTTTGCAGCAAATGCTTTTGCTTCTGCTAGTTGTTTGTTTTTCAACTCAACAACTTTCAATAGCTGGGCACTTTCGCTTTTTTCATTTAGGTAGCTACCTGAATATTCATTACTGAATGCTTCAAATATTTTGCGACCAAAATCGTTTCTTCGTGCTTCTTCAATATCTTCTTTAAGTTGTGTAATTTCCCCTTTAAGGACCTTATCAACAGTTTCAGATACAGCGGTTGCACTTCTTTCAACAAAGTTAGTTTTAACTTTCTTGAAGTGTTCTTTAGCTTCACGTACTAAACGTACTTTCGTTTCTGCTAAATCTTTTTTGTCTTCGTAGAACTCTGCAATTTCTTTAGAAAGAGCTTCTATTACAAATTCCTCAAGCTGTGCATACTTAGATGCCATTGCCTTCTTGTCTTCGTGTAATTCACCAACTTCTTTACCAAGAGTTTCCATTACAAATTTTTGCATTAGGTCTGCGTTTTCACGCATTGCTATTGCATATTTTGCTTTTGCCTCAGCAAGTTGTTTACGATCATCTGAAAATTCAGCAATTTCTTCTGCTAATTTTTCTGACAACATACTATCAATAGCTTCCACCATCGTAGATTTGTCATGCTCGTATTTCTTTGCGAATTCTTCACGAAGTTCAGCGGTAGCAAGTTGGCGATTCTCAGTGATCTTCGCGTCCCATGCTTCTTGTATTTCTGCTTGTACTTCTTCTGAAAGTGCGCTGCTCTCGAAGAGTGATTTTAATGCTTCCAACATATTATTCTCCTCAGTTATCGGAGCCCGCTTATTATTCCTAATAAGCTCTCTTTTAAATATTTTTGTGCCTTGGTGTCTTCTTTAGTTGCCTGTGCTAGTTCAAATGCCTGGTACCCTCCGCGGGTGTTCATCAAGTGTTCGTAAATTGGCGTTGGGTACGCACCTGGTGCACTTGGTTGTGCAACAACGTCCACTGTAATAATTTCGAAGTCGCTAACGTTTCCGCTACCGTCTTCACTTACGTTACCAGAGCCCCTAGATGAAACACCTAGCTTGACGCCGCTTTCCAGCATTGTCTGCACTAGTTGTCCCATTGGGGTTGGTAATACTTTTAATTTACCATAACCGTTAGGTCCGTCCATCCACGTTTCAGTAATCATGTGTGATACACGGTCTAGGTTAATGTTAAGGCCTTCTGGATGATCAACTTCTCCAAGAACACTATATCCTCCCTGGATTTGGTCATTAAGAGTTTTGACAGCCCTGCCAATTTCGTTTACAGGATAAACACGTTGGTTAGCATTACGCACACCGCCTTGTATACAAATACCTTTTAGGTATAAGTCTTTTCCTCCATTGGAATTTTCAGCAGACTCAACGACCATATTCGCTTGGTCAAATGTCAGATGCTCTCTTAGAAAGTTTTGCATTCAGTTTCCCTTATTTTGCTCTTTTAGGAGCGCCGTTTAATGGTGAACCTGCACCTTTATCGGCTTGTTCTGGCTTCCCTTTTTTCTCTGCACCGTGTCCTGGCTCTGATTTGCCAGCTTTAGACGCTTTACCGCCTGGTACATTGATGTTTCCGCCATCTTGGTCTTTAGCGTTTAAATCGCCTAAACCAGCATGGTCGCCACTACCTGCTTCTCCACCTTTTAAGATGTTAGCTGATGTGCCACCCATGTTATTTGCACTTGCTACTGGTGACTTACCGCTGTCTCCATTATCGCCTGTGCTTTTTTTCTCTGCGCCGTGTCCGCCTGCTACTTTATCGACGTACTCACGCATTTGTTCTCTGTCTGACTTTGATGACTCTTCAACTTCTTCGTCTGAAGCTTCATCAACTTCTTCGTCTGAAGCTTCGTCAACTTCCTCGTCGGAGGCTTCGTCAACTTCTTCATCAGTTGCTTCAAATGCAAATGCTTCTTCTTCAGGTTCATCATCACCTTCTTCATCGCCTTCGCCTTCTTCGTCACCCATCATTTTTTCAAATTCTGATTTTAGGTCGTCTAATGCGTCTTCAAGGTCTACAACACGATCTTCAATGTCGCCTTCTTCTTCGCCTTCTTCACCTTCGTCATCACCTGCTTCGATGTCACCCATCATATCGTCAGTTGGATCGCCGCCCATGTCCATTGGGTCTGCTTCAACTTCAAATTCGTCTAGGTCAAAATTTTCGTTTGTTTCTTCATCAGTTGTTTCATCAACTTCTTCATCAGTTGCTTCGTCAACTTCTTCATCAGTAGTTTCTTCTACTTCTGTATCGTCTTCTTCGATTTCAATATCTGATTCAATTAGACTTGCATAGATGTCTCTTGACTTCTCTACAACAATATCGTGGAATAGTTCTTCTGCGCCGGCCTTGTCTTCATTAACAAGACGTTCGAGCATTTCTTCGAACTTATTTTTATCTGCCATTTCTTTTCTCCTATAAAAGTATTTACCTATGGTAAGGCTGTCATTTGTATTTACTATTTATGCAAGAATGTGTGGTCAAACAGGCTCAAAACGAGCCATTTTGTTTATATCTGGGGAAAACTGAAGATTTTTTGGAAATCTCCAAGCTCTATTGTGTTAAAGTTCTCAAAAGTATTTAGTTCATCTGGTTTATAATTATCAGATGCTATAACTCGATGGAAGTTAATTTTCTTGTTATCTCTTATAACAGTTTTAGTTTGTCGTAGCCAATTACCGTAGAAAGTAGCACCTTCGTTGCTTCTTTTATAGTTTTTTGTGCCAGCATATATGTTATTTAATTTACTATTGTTCTCAAGACCTGCAAAGTCAAATCCTAATATATAAATATCATCATATCCGTGTTCTGCTGCTAACCACAACGCTGTTGGGCCACTACTCCAACCTTTACTAGGTTGAAAATAATTTACATTCTTTATTGCTGTAAATGCATTATTATGATTAGTCCATACTTTGTTATTATTTTGATAACCGCTTTTACTAAGCTCTAGTATCATTTTTACATCTACTGCTATTAAGTAGTCTGGAGAAAACGTCCTGTATAAAGCATTACAACCGTAGACAGTACCTAATTCTAATAATGATTCTGGCTCTATAACAGATCTGCTAGTGCCGTTACCTAATACAAAAGCAACGCTGTTATCTTTATTAGATACAGAGTTTGATATATGTTCTTTTTGTTTTTGTAATTGCTTTTGGAGTCTTCGTTGGTTGCGTATAACAAGCCATTCTTGTTTGGTGTATAGAGATTTATCTATTTTTGCCATTAAATAGCACCGCCGGCCTCCGCTTGTGCTGCTATTCCGTACATCTGTCTAACAAAATCTAATTCATTTGTTATTTCTTCTTGATGTAATTCGGATGCTTTACGAATTCTATTGATTTGGCCTAGTGTTAGTCTAGTCTTTCTAGTGTCAGTTGCTTTAACTGGGGACTCATCGTGTTGAGGCTCGTAACCTTTATTGTTTACAGGCTCAATTGTTTCTGGGTCAAAGTAAAATAGTTCTCTAAGTATCATATTGTATTTATACCGTTTGGTCCGTTGTTGCTGCTCCGCCACCAAGTTCGGCTCCTGTTGTTGTTTCTGGCGGTGTTGCTTCTCCGCCATCTTCTGTCGGTACAGAAGTATCTTCATCTTCTATTCCGCCTAGGTCTGCATCCATACCTGCTCCTGATATGCCACCACCGCGCATTTCGCCTGCAGCATCTGTTGCTGGAGTTTCAAGATTTTCATCATTTTCTTCTCTCCACATACGTTCATTCTCTGCAATTTCTTCATCTGTCATGCCTAAGAAGCGTTTTAGAGCAAATCTATTACTAATATAAGGTATTGCACTCATTTGTGTGTAAGTTGGTACACGAGCATTGTCTACTTCTGACTGTCTGTACGATGCAAAGTTCTGTGGAGGCTGGAAAACTAGGTCAAACATTGAAGTATCAACGTTTACACCCTTTTCTAACAAATATTTCTTAAATTCTTGGTCAAATTCTTCAACAAGCATGCCTTGTAAGCGTTCACAGTAAGTATTGAACCTTAATTCTTGTATATATGCTGTTCCGACTCTACCATCATTGTACTGACTACTTGCATCTTCAGCCCCTGTAGGCAAGTATGAGCTAGGAATTCGTAAACCGCGTACGAGCTTATTAGTAAAATATCTAAGGTCATCAATTTCTCCTAAATTTGTACCACCTGGTAACGTTTCTACTTTAGAACCACGTCCTTCTGCTGTTTGCGGAAAGAAATAGTCTTCATTAATACTTAACGGGTTGTAACTACTGTCTATAACATTGGTACCCCCGCCTGATTGGCTTGGAATACGTCTTTGGTGTATCTCTGTTTTAACACGTTCTACGAATTGCATAGCAAGGTGACTTGGCATGTTACCAACATCAACATAAAAAACACGTCTTTCAGGAGCACGTTGTACTCTGTATATAATGATTGCGTCTTCTAATAGTTCTTTTTGCTTGTATACTTTAAAAATTGTTTCTAATAACGAATTACCAAATGGATAGTTGTTGTCTAAGCCTTCACTCATACTAAGGTGTACAATATGATCAGCATCAACTGCTATTTCCGACTCTTCTCTACTCCAACGTGTGCCTGCTTGGCTACCTTGCTGACTTCCTATAAAGCCTTTACCAGCACTTGCACTTTGATAACTGCCTGCGCCACCATTATTTGTTTGACCATTTGTCTGATGCGGAGTAGTTGCTACCATTTCACCAAAGTTTAAATTAAAATCTTTGATGATATATTGCTCAGGAGTCTTGCCTTCTGATTCGTTAACAATAATTTTTGTTAGGTTTGCTGTATCTACATGGTATAACTTTTTAGTTTCTGGATCTCTAACAAAAATTTGATCTCCGTACTTAAATGCATTACGTATTAGCCTAAACATACGTGTTTCGAACTTGTTAAGTTTACACCATTGCTGTAGATACTTTGCTAAAATAGTTGTTTCGGAGTTTGTTGCTTTTTGTTTGAACTCTAAAGTAAAGTTAGTACCGTTTTGTTCATTCTTTTGTGTGCAAAACTCAGCAAGTATGTCTAGTGCCGCATTAACTTCCGAATCGCTGTCCATTGTATTGTATTGACCGTAACGCTCAACACGATTTGGACTACCAACATACACATCTGGTAAGTGTGAGTTATAATTTTTTGTTGCAGGACCTGGTTGCATACCACCATTATAGCCGCTGAAGGGACTATAGCTGCCTTCTGCGTTAGTACCCGTTGGTACTGGTGTAAAATATTTTTTCCAGCTCATATTATTCCTGCCTAATCGTTATTATCATCTAAGATTCGCCTGCGATTGTTTTATTTGATCTTACAATTGCTTTTAGATGAATATTCATATCGCTCATGTTCTTATTTATTGAATTTATTAGTTCTGTACTAGGACCTGATCCGCCCATCTTTTTAAGTAGATCAGCTGATGCTACGCCTGTGCCGCCAAATAAACCTTTATTATCTTCTGCTAAGGCTTTATTCATATCTTCTAATGACCTTGCTATTTCTTGCATATTATTATTATACTTGGAAAGCTCTGATATGTCAAGTCCTTTTTGTATTGCATTTACATTTTCGCTAAATCTTTCTAATTTGTCAATTCTTTCAAACGCACTAGCAACTCTTTCCATTCCTCCGCCAATTCCGGACATTCTTTCTAATAATTTTACAGTATCTGGTGTTACGCCAAGTGTTTCTGCTACATCTTTGTCTGTTGCCGACGGTGTGTCAGTACTAACAGTGCCATCGTCCTTCATTATCGCTCTACCTGCAGCACTACCGCCAAAATATCCTAGTGTACCGCCAAGTAGTCCACCTATTGCTGTACCAATAAAAGGAATAAATGAGCCAGCTAAGGCTCCTGCGGCTGCGCCTGCCATTCCGCCGCCAATTGCGCCATATTCTTCCTTTTTTTGACCTTGTGTTAAGTCAGTGTTCATTGCTGTTGAGCCAACTTCGTATGCTCCAAACAATAGTGCTAGAGGCCCTAGTCTTTTTAAAGCCTGTTTGGATAAGTTCATTTTACCCTTAGGCTTACCGCCGTCGGCAATTGGTGCTCCCGTAGGTGATGTTTTTGGCATTGCTAATGCAGCTAACGATGCTGCACCTGCCGCCATTGCAGCCACAACCGCTTTTGCTGCAAATAATCCAGCAATTCCTGCTATCAATGCCGTTCTAACATCAATATTCTCAAACAATGCTGCAAGGCCGGTTTTAAATCCTGCTACTAGAGCTTCTCCTACTGGTTCCATAATTGTTTTGAGAAGACCTTTTTTGTCTTTGCCGTCACCAAACATTGCTTCTTTCAATGCTTTCTTGGGATCTTTTCCAAATGCTTCGAAAAAGGCTTTAAGTGCAGGATTAACTGTTTCTTTTATATACTTGCTGAACCCTGCCAACGTTGTTTGAAAAGTAGTTGCTTCGCCTTTTTCACCAACAAATCCTTTAAACCATCCAGTCACTGGCCCAAACACTTCAACAGCTGCGCCTACGAGCGGGTTAATTAAATTTGTAACAATCGCTAGTTTTGCGTCTTTAACTGTTTCTAAAAATTGTGCCATTGCACCTAGTTCACCGTCTTTCGGCGGTAGTGGTAAAATTTCTTTGTAGTTTTTAGCAATTGCCTTTTTAGCTGCTTCAATATCTTCCCCGCCAGATTCAATATACGGTAGAATTCTATCCATAGTTGTGTTGGCCATGGCGGATATTTCACCAGCAACTCCTGCGCCTGATATAGCACCAACTCTAATAATAGCGTCAAGATTTTTTGATGAGGTTATCAAAGACGCTGTATAGTCAACAACTCTTTTTTCTTGTCCTTTCTGGAATGTGTCATGAGCCATACCTGAGTTAACAGCGTCATTGAGTAATTTTTTTATAAGAGCTGCACTTTCTGGCATTGTTGCTGTAAATAATTGCAATTCTCTTGTTATTGGTGGCATTCCTAAAAATTGTGCTTTTAGTGCATTAACAGCAACTTCACCGCCTGTAGCTTGTGCTTCTGCCATTGCTAAAAGCATATTCTTTTTCTCATCGCCTTCAAGTTTTCCTAGTTCCCTTTGGAATGCTAAGTCCATTGAAGCTTGTGCAAGTTTATCTTGTTGTGCTTTTACATCTTCGCCTGTTAATTTTGCAAGTTGTAGCATATTCTTTGTTAAACCAGCGGCAGCTTCTGCTTGTACTTGTTTATCTCGTGCTTCCATCTTGCTTCCTGTTCTGTTTAGGTAAGCACTCATAGCCATTGATTCGTTAATCTCTTCAAACGATAAGCCCATCATCTGTAACTCTGTTCGTAGGTCATTGCCTAGAGCATCTGTCATGCCGGCAACTTGTTTAGCACCAATACTAACTGTTCCGCCAAACGCTGCTAACATAGTAGAACTTTGAGCTACGAATGAACTAAATTCTTCAATGCTTAATCTTGATTCAGCTGCTGTTGTTCTTAAACTTTCTAAATCGTAGCCGAGGTCGCCGCCTGATTTGGCCATTGATTGGAATGAAACATAACTCCTATCCATAACTCCTGTAAGCATGGATAACGCACCACCAAATATAGGTATGTGTTGTACAAAACTTGTTAAGCTGTCACCACCGGATATTAGTTCTTCAGCAAACCCTTTAAGACTTCCGATAGCAGACCCAATTCCGCCTGCGGCTAATCTCATCAGGCCGCCGGCTGCTAGGTTTAAATATTTGGTGTTTGATTGTACCGCGCTAGTATTGTCTTTAACAGCATCTCTATGTTTAGTTGAAACTTTAACACCAGACTGTTGAGCTTTGTTATATGCTTGTTGTGTTTTGGCTGCTTGTGACTTAGGATCGGCCCCCGAAGTCTTGGCCATTTTTTCCATAGCATTAACTAGTCTAACAAGTGTAACTTCACTTGCTACGCCGTTTTCACCGCCTATGTTTTCAATTTTAATTTCATCAGCCATTTATAGTCAATTCCAGTTATGTGCGTATATAAATAATAATGGTATATACATTTACAATAGTATTTAGCCAGGAGAAAAAATGGAAAACAAAAACACTAATCCGTTACAGAAATATTTTAGACAACCTAAGATATATTTGTCATTACCAAGTAACGGAAAATATTACCCTGCCGGAAGTTTGGAAATATCAGAAAACGGAGAGTATCCAGTATTTCCTATGACGGCTAGAGACGAAATAATGATCAAAACACCGGACGCTTTATTGAACGGGCAAGCAACAGCTAGTGTTATTACCAGCTGTATACCGGCAATTAAAGATCCATTTAATATGCCTTCTATGGATCTTGATGCATGTTTGATTGCTATTCGCATAGCAACATACGGCGAAATGATGGAAGTTAGTATTAAAGTACCAGTTACTGGTGAAGATAAAGACTTTGACTTAGACCTAAGAATAATGTTAGATCAGTTTTCAAATGTAGATTACAACAGTGCTATTCAGTTAGATGGCATGATTGTAAATCTAAGACCGTTAACCTACGGAGAGTTTACTGAAACAAGTAGAAAGACATTTGACGAACAAAGAATATTTAACGTAATTAATGATACTGATATGGCCGAAGGCGATAAGTTAGCAACGTTTACTGAAAGTTTTAAAAAACTAACAGACCTTACTATACTAACCCTTGAAAAGTCAATTGCATCAATTGAGGTTGGCGATGATGTTGTTACTGACCAAGCCCATATCAAAGAGTTTATTGCAAATACAGACCAAGGGCTTTTTGAAAGTGTTACTAATCATATTGAAGAACAAAGAACTAAGTTTCAAGTTAAGCCGCTAGTAGTAGATGCTACTCCGGAAGAAATAGAAGCAGGTGTGCCAGAAACTTATGAAGTTCCTGTAACATTTGATCAATCAAGTTTTTTCGCATCAGGATCTTAGCACTACCAGTACAACAAATCCTTAACGAAGTTAAGGTCCTAGATGACGAAGTTAAGCAAATGCGTTACAATCTTTTTAAACTTGCATGGCATATGCGCGGATCGTTAACTATGAATGAGGCGTTTGAACTTCCGCCTGAAGATAGAGATATTATTTCTGATATTATCAAAGAAAATTTAGAAACAACTAAAAAGTCCGGTTTACCTTATTTTTAAACAGTAGGTTTCTTAGCCGGACTAACTTTAATACTTTTTTCAATCTGTTGAATTAATCTTCTTTTCTCTTTTGCATTGAGTTGAAGTGCAGCATCCTTAGTCTTTACATAACCACTAGATCCAACTGGAACTTTTTTAGCAACAGCTTTCTTAGGAGCAGGACTAGCAACTGGTCCTTTTACGCCTTGCTGTGTATTCATTGCTTCTTTTGCGGCTTGCATAAATGCTGTGTCCATAACTTGCTTAGTTAGTGGACCTTTAGGAACAGCACCAATTTTCTTAACACGCTTAGATTTTAAAAACGCAACTAAAGATGCTCCTGTTGCATTTTTTATATCTAGTTCTTGTGTTCCAAGGTACTGTCTAAATTGATTGTATAAGGTATTTGCTGTAGCACTAAGATCTGCTTTGCCTGCTAAGTTGCCTGCTTTGCCCTTCATGCCAATTGCTCCAAGTGCTTTAGCACCTACGGCCTGTCCAGCTCTTTTTAACATTCCTACAGGAGCTTCGGTTGCTAAACTTTCCTCCATACCTACATAACGCCAGTTCCAAGCACCAGCACCTAAGTAACCATTTTGTACATAGCCTGCCATGTGCATAGCATCATCAGTGTCTATGCCTTTTTCTTTTGCCCAATGGTGTATGTAATATGAACGTTGGCTATCAGCAACTCCTGCAAATCTTTTTACTACATCAGGATCAGCTTTTGCTTCTATTAGAATATCATTTATTTTCATCTTGAATATACCTTATAAGTTTACTAATACTATTTATGTTTTTGTTAAGAGCTAAAGCTCTTAATGTTTTCGCTAACGCTCAAACTAACTTTTTTGTTTGATAGAAGTGATTATAATATGAACAAATGCATTATTACGAATGTAATAATGTTTAAGTTTCATGTAGATTGTTTCAGTCAGACGGAACCTGTTACGGTCCCATCTAATCTCAAAATACGCTTCATGTGAGTCGCACCAGCCGAGACATTGGAAGTAGGTAATTGTTTATACACAAAGTACAATGGGCTCTGACCTTTCCCAACCTACGTCGACATCGCTTGCGCTACCTCTCGCTTCGTTCCTATTGCTAAAGAGTTTTTATGTACTGTGTTTGTGTTTTTCGACTGCCAACATGCAATCTATATCAACTAGTGAGCCCAATTTGTTTGATGGCTTCCACACTCTGGTGTGTCAATCAATATGTACGTGTGCTTCTATACGAGAGCTTTTTCCACAGCGGTATTTCTAGTCTGGCCCGCCAACCTTATGTGTTGGTTTGTTTTGCCTTGATGTGGTGTTCTAGTAATGCCTGTTTGAGTTTATCTGATCCGCCTACTCTAACATTAATGATTCCATTATAGTAATCATCTGTTTCAAGTACTCGCCTGTCAAACTGCTCTCTTGCCTCTATGTAGGACATTTCGCCCCTACCTTTACATAGGTATAGTATTTCTCTTGTGAAGTGCTTTTCGCCTAGTGTTGCAACATCTGCATTAAGTCTGTCTGAACTACCATAGTAAGTTTTCCAGTCTGACTCTTTGTATCCTCTGCGTTTGTTTTTTCTGCCTTTGAGTGGTGGCTTTGTGGTCTTAAATTTTGCTAGTTTTTTGCCTACGTATTTTTGACCAGTCTTTTTGTTCGTTATTAAATAAACGAAGCCTTCGTACTCGTCTGGTATTTCTTTAAGTTTTTTGCCTTTGTACGTCCACTCCATGCAAGTAATTATTTCCTTCTTGCATGGTGTTAGACTAGTTCTGACTTTTGCCTTTATGTTTAGTGTGTATTTCGTCCATACGTTCTTTTGCTAACATACGTAACTGTCTTAAAGCACGTCTTGCACTTCCGTGTGTTCTCACAGAATTACGTGCTTCGAACTTTTCATTTTCTTCAAAGTACATAAGATATGCTTTAATAAGTTTATCGTGTGTATCGTCCATTATTCTATCACTTGAACATCGTTTTCATAACTTGTAAATCCGTTCTCTTTTATAACTTTAAGAACATTGTTAACTCTACCAATTAATTCATCTTTATGTGATATTAAGTAGATATTTTTATCACGTTCTCTAGCCATCTTTTTAAGTACACTTAACGAGTTTTCAACTCCGTTAGCATCCATGCCACTGTCAATAAGTTCGTCAATGAATAGTAAGTTAATATTTTGATACAAACTTTCCCATACATCTCTGAACGCAAAACTCATACCAAGTATAAGTCTGTTACGTTCGCCTCTTGACAAGTTATCAAAGTCTAAGTCTTGACCAAGTTGTGTAATTTCTACACTAAGATCATTTTGGAATGTAACACTGTGCGGTAGTCCTAATCTATCAAGATAGTTAGTAAGTCTATTGTTTAAATATGCTAAATTTTGATCAATAATCTTTTTACGTATAAAGCTATCTTTATTAGTAAGTAGTTTCAATAAAAATTCTTGATGTTCTTTGAGCGAAGTTAACGTATTAATTTCTTCCCAATCAATCTCTTGTTTTGCACTATTTTCAAGATCGTCAATTTGTTCTTGATATGGATCAGCTTCGTCTTTTTTGTTGCTCCATGCCTGTGTTAAGTTGCTAACATTACTCTTATGAGCATACGCTTCTTTAGAAGTTTCATAAAAAGTATTTGGACGACCGTTAATGTCTCCAATGTTTGAAAGTTCAGTAATTACAACATTTAACTTATCAGATACTTCAGTAAGATATGCATCAGCGTCAGTTAGTTCTTTAGATTTGTTATCTAATATTTCTGCTTTTTTGTCAGCATGTAATGATTGTCCACATGTATGACAAGCAGCATTATCTAGTTGTAAGATATCTTTTTCAACTTTAGACACAGACTTAGTAGCACGTAACTGTGCAGTCTCTAGTGTGCTTTTCTCTTTATTAAGAGCCAAAATAGAATTGTTTAGTTCAGACCAATTTGTTAATTTTTCATGTGATTCTAGTTCTAATTCAATGTCCAAATGTTCTAATTCGTCAATTGCTTCACGTAACTTTATTGTGTCTGTAGTACGTTTAGATAGCCATGCTTTCTGTTTACTTTTAAGACCGTTAATTGTTTCGTCAATTTTTTCGTTTGCTGTTTGTAATGCATTAATACGCATTGTCTCTTGACTTAGATTATCCTTAGTATCTCTAATATCATCTTTAAGTACATCTGCCTTTTCGGATAATATTGTAATACCTAAAAGTTGTTCAATAATAGCTCTTTGATCGTTAGTACGCATACTTAGGAATGGCTCTGTGTATGTGTTTAATGCAACAATGTGCTTAAACATATCATGGCTCATACCTAGCAAATGGTCTATTGATTCTTGAGTCTTACGACTATCGCCTTGCGATTCATCTATGTCAACTTGTTCTTCATTGTTAATGTAGAACTTTAATAAATTTGGGGATCTACCACGTTCAATGCGATATTGAAGACTATCTTTCTCAAAAGAAAGAGTAACTAACATACCTTTAGAATTAGTTTTGTTAATTAAGTTATTTTTTCTAATATTAGTTAATGCATTTCCGTAGAGTGCATAACTTAGTGCATTGATGATTGTAGTTTTACCAGTACCGTTTCGCGAGCCAGAATCGTCACCTCCTTGATCTAAGTTTTCGCCGAGTACTAATGTAAGTTGTTGTTTGTCGAAATCTACCGCTTGGGTTTGATTCCCAACACTCATAAAATTTCTTACTGTTAGGTCTTGAATTTTAATCATGTGCCAATCCGTTATAAATCTCCAAAAGTTTTACCTTATCAAAAGAGTCTGTATCTAGTTCTGCTATTTCACCTGCAACAATTTGGTCAACACTAACAAATTTGCTAATGTCTAAGTCTGTTGATATTTCCTCAATTTGTGATTGGGGAATAAGTGTAATTTCTCTACATTTATAATCTCTTATAAATGTTTCTTTAATAAAACTTGCTTCTTCGTAACTAATGTCAATGTCAAGTTCTACACGCAGATACATTCTACTCTTAATAAGAGTGCTCTGTTCATCAATTAGTTTTGAAAGTTTTACAGTCCGATACTTTGGACAATCTTCCCAATTGATGTATTCTGGTTCTAAATCGTTTTCACGATCTAATATCATCATACCTCTATCGTCGTCCCACGCATCTGCATAGTTGTGTGGAAACGCATTACCGATATAATGTATTTTACCCTGTGTTTGTCTTTTGTGAAAGTGTCCACTAAACACATAATCTTGATTTGCAAAATGTTGTTTGTTAAGATCGCCTCCGTGATCGGGCATCTTAACCATTGCGTTCATATAAAAACTAGGAAGTTCAAAGTGACCAAACATATACTTTGCTTTACACTTTTGTATTTTCTTCCATTCATCGCCTACTAACCAAGGAACAAGTGCAACATCTTCTTCAACCATCATTTCGTCAACAAACGTAATTCCGGGAATGTGTTTTGCAAATGCTGTTGAATTTACATCTCTTTTGTCTTTGTAGTATAAATCATGATTACCATCAAAGAAATAAAACTTTTCAAATGCATTACCCAATTTTTCCATGGATCTAATAGTTGCATCCATAGTTGTAAGGTTAAGGCTATTTCTGTTGTGATGCCAGTCTCCGCAGAAGATACCAGTTTCACAACCGGCAGCTTGTGCTTGTTCTATGTACCAATCAATAAATTCTTCACAGTCGTCATTATGAACACGCGAATTGCTTTTTAAACCGAAGTGAATATCGGTAAAGACAGCGGCTTTCTTAAACAAAGTCAGTCCTCCATTAGGCTCTTATATTAATATTATAGCGAAACAATTAGCTGTTGTCAACCGGTTTTTTATCTTTAAAGATTGTAATAGGTGCTTGTTCGTTACGTTTTACAGCTGCTTCCCATTCACCTTGTGCTTGTCTTGTGTAAGAAGGATTAAGATCGTTCATTTCTAAAATGTCGTCTCTAATGTTTTGATTACGTTTTTCTATATTAATAACACGTACAAAACTGTTAGTAACGGCTGCTGTATAGTATGCAAACGGATTGTTTGACTTTGATTCGTCAAATTGTAAACCAATCTGCGCTAATTGTAGTATTGCTTGACCCTTCATTTCGTCATTGTATGTGTAACCACGTACATTGCCTCGAGTAGCATAACGGTCTACTAACTTTAACCACATAGTAGCAAGTGTATTTGTTGCCTTACCATGTGTTTTGTCAAAGTGCCCGTTGTCCATACCACCGACCCAATGACTTTTACCAACTAAAACAAGCTCACCTTCGTCATTAAATTTGTAATGATGAAATGGTGGAAAGTTAAGTTTAGTCTTAGTGTCTGCTATAGTTTTAGGATTCTTCTTACGTCCAGGCTCTTCTGGAATATGATCAAATGACATAACACGGAAGATTAGTTCTTCTTTTGTTATCTTTTTCCAATCTGTTTCACATTCAGCTTGCTTGACCTTTTCACCGGCCATTTTTCGTCTTTCGTATTCAGCAGAGCTGAGCCTCTTAGCCTTCGCTCTTTTTGCTTCAGCAATAGTTAGTCTATTAATTTTAGCTATATCTAACAGTATCAAATCGTACTGATGATATGAAGATTCCACATAACTATTAAAAGTGTTCTTAGATTTATGGATTTCTGACAATATGTCCTTATTATTAAGGTAATTACGTTTTCTCAATGGTATTCTCCAAGTTAATTAACACTATTATAAACTACATACTTAATTATGTCAACTAAATAATACATATAGGAGATATGAAAATGGCAACAGATCCGTTTGGCGCAGTAGGAAAAGCTGTAAAGACACAAGCAAACAAAGCACAAGCATCACTAACCGCAGGTGCTCAAGCATCAGTTGAAAAATTTGTTGGTGATACTTTAAACACTGGTGTAGGCTTTATAGATAGTACAATTAAAAATATAACTAGTGAAATATTTGGAGCCTTAGGGTTTGCAAAACAAGCTAGAAGTATTAATCTACCAAGTGCAGAAACTGGCAAAGTAGATTCCAAAGTTGGCGCCGGGTTTGCACAATCTGCAAAAGATGCTGATTGGCGTGTAAAACTTAGTCTGCCTGCAAGTCCAACACTAGATAATTCTAAACTGTTATCCCCGCTAATAAAAACTAATGGCTTCTGTTTTCCAATTACTCCTACAATAATTGTAAGTCATAGTGCAAATTATAATACGTTGCAACCTGTGCATACTAATTACCCATTTCAAATTTACGAAAACAGTCAAGCAGATGACATTGTAATTACTGGTGAGTTTCCTGTAGAAAGCCCAGACGATGCAAAATATTGGATTGGTGCTATACATTACTTGCGTACTGTAACAAAAATGTTTTATGGAGAAACATCAGCAAATGCTGGATCACCGCCTCCTATGGTAAGATTAAATGGATATGGAGATTATATCTTTAATAATGTTCCTGTAGTTATAGCAAACTTTACAGTAGACCTTCCAGCAGATGTTGATTATATTGCTACAGCACTAGAAGGCGCCGATATTGAAGGAGCAACTTCATGGGTGCCTACAAACAGTCAAATATCTGTAACACTTAAACCTACTTTTTCAAGAAGAAGAACTAGTGAATTTAATTTACAAAAGTTTGTTAATGGTGATTACATTAGCGGCTCAGAGGGCTTTATTTAATGGCAAATTATACATCATCAAGTCCGTGGAAGCAAACACCATACACTAGAAACGGCGCACTAGATATACTTAGAATAAGACCTGTGCCTAAATCATCAGACGATTCGAGTTACACTATTGAAACACAATATACTCATAGACCAGACTTATTGGCATATGACCTTTATGGAACACCAAAACTATGGTGGGTGTTTGCACAGAGAAATATGGATATAATTAAAGATCCGGTATTTGATATGGTTGCCGGAACAACTATATTTTTACCTAATCCGGCCAAACTTAAAAGAAAATTGGGAATATAAATGAGCATTAATCCAAAAGCTATTATTGAAAACAAAGCAAAAACTCTTACTAGCAACTTAGGATTAGATAATTTTGATGCTTCGGCACAGTTTGGCGATATAAAAAACATAGCAACAAATGTATATGATGCATCGGGTGCATTAAGTGTTCTTGAAAATCCTTTTTCTAAAACTGATATTCAAGGTCTAGGACAAAAAGTTGCATCTTTAGGTAGAAGTATACCACAGTTAGTAAATGTAGATCCGTCTCCAAGTTCAATATATCCACCAAGTCTAAATGCCCTTGCAAATGGCTTCGGCGCAAGTTTACAAAGCAAAGCAGATAGTCTTATACAACAAGTAATTCCTTTAGCTAACAGCGTTATGACTGATGTCGATCTTAACGCAGCTGTAAGTGATAAACTTGATAGCCTTGTTGACGCTGAATTTCAATCCGTACTTACAGATATAGAAAAGATATTAGATGGTCACCCTGGTTCGCAAAAAGGATCAAACAGCGAACCCGAAAAGGAACCTAAAGGTCCGGGAATAACAATTAAAAATCCACTTAGATTATTTAATAGTGTTAACGCCATTTTTTCTTTAGGAGTGTTAACGGCAGATAGTGCAAATAATCCTGTTGACACATATCTTAAAAACGGTGCAGACTTTACTATATTAAACAGTGGCGGCGGCGGCATCGACGACAAGCGTATACAAACAGCATATGATAGTGCCGGTGAAGAAAAGGGCAATTTAGAATACTTCATAGATGACTTTGATATGACTGCTATTTTAGCAGCCAATAGTAGAACAGGCGCTACTCAAGCAATTAATTTTAGTTTCTCAGTAAAAGAACCTTACTCAATGGGAATATTTTTACAAGCATTGCAGGGTGCTGCTTTTGATGCAGGATTTGAAAACTATTTACAAGCACCGTATTTGTTAGAACTTGACTTTGTAGGATTTGACGACGCGGGCGGCAGGCCAGCTGCATACAGCAAAAGATCATTTCCGTTTAAATTAATTAATATTGAATTTAGTGTAGAAAGTGGAGGAAGCACTTATCAAGTAGAATGTATACCTTGGAACGAACAATCCTTTGATGAAGAGGTACAAAAAATAACAGATCCTGTAAGTCTTACAGGTGAATCATTGCTTGATGTACTTTCAGTAGGAGAACAAGGATTATCAACTATAATTAATTCTAAGCTAGAAGAAATTGCTAAAAAAACTTGTCAACCGGCAACTAACTATTATCTTATTAGATTTCCTACAAAGCGTACACCTCCAATAACGAAGTCAATGTTAGCACCCCCGGATACTAATAAAGCAACCCAGACAGATTCAGAAGCAAGGGCATCTCGCAAAGGAAGCCAAACAGCAGACGTACCTGAAGAAGATGGATTAACATCATTCTTTAACAGTGTTGGCGTAGACGCTACTAATAGTTCATTACTTCAAACGCTCAAAGCATCCGGCATTACTGATTTAAATGCTATCGGTGCCAGTAAAATGATATCCGATTATAAAGAAGGTGGCGACAATCCTTTTGGATTAGGATTGTATGCATATGATAAAGAAACAAATATTTACAAACGTAATGGTGTAGAACTTACTATTAGCGATAAAAATAGAACATTTAAGTTTGATCAAGGAACACCGATTACTAAGATAATTGAAGAACTTGTAATTGTAAGTGAGTATGGTAGAACAGCACTACAAAGAGCAGACCAAAAAGGTGAACTTAGTTGGTTTAGAATTGAGTCACAGTGTTATATTATAAGTGACCAAGCATATGAAAGTGCAAATGGTGAACCAGCAAAAATTTATGTGTATGATGTAGTTCCTTATAAAGTAGATGCAAGTAGATTTAGTGCGCCTAACCAAGCAGGGCCTGGCTTAATTGAAAAAGCAAAACATTGTGTAAAAACATACAACTATATTTACTCTGGAAAAAATGAAGATGTGTTAGGCTTTGATATTAAATTCGATGCAGCATTTTACCAAGCAATACAAATGGATATGGGCCAACTAAACGCATCAGCTGTAGTTAATGATAGAGAAAAAACTACGATTACACCACAAACTCCTGTAACAGGAAAACCAACAGACGGTAATGTTATACCAGAAGGTAAATCAAGGTCTGTTATGAAGCCTGGCAATTTTAATGGTGGTAGTTATAATAAACAGTACGGCGAAGAGCTTGCTAAGATGTTCCATAATGCTCTAATAAACAGTCCTGTTGATTTAATCACAGCAGAACTAGAAATTTGGGGAGATCCTTACTTTTTACCAGATAGCGGAATTGGAAATTATACAGCACCTCGAGGCGGCACAAAAAATATAACAGCTGGCGGCGGCGTTGATCACCAAAGGAATGAAATAGATATTATTGTAAACTTTAGAACTCCAGTTGATTATAACAGTGACGGCACAATGTTTTTCTCAGGAGCAGACACTCTTGCTGTAGACAGTTTCAGCGGAGTATATCAGGTAATAACTGTTCAATCAAAAATAAGCGGCAATAAATTTACACAAACTTTAGAACTAGTAAGACGTAGAAATCAAAGTACAGCAGGCATTAATAAAGTTAAAGCACTTGTTGAAAAACCAGGTTGCGAAAGTCTTAATCCTAACGACATAGGGCCTGCTGGAGAACCTGGTTCAGATTATTCAGAAGATACTACTAATCAAGACATTGGTGTAGTGCCTCCAACAGGAACTAATGGGCCGTTGGCAACAATTAGAACATCAACAGGAAAAACAACACAGGTTGCTGCAATGTTTGCAAAAAACTTCCAAGGATTAATTGACGAATTAGAAACAGAATACAATTACGAAATAAAATCATTAGGCGGGTATGCGCAAAGAGCTATAGAAGGCGGATCAAGACCTAGCTATCATGCTAGTGGACTTGCAATTGATATTAACCCAGCAGAAAATCCTTTTAGAAAAATTAAGAAAACCGGAAGAGTTACAGATGATTTTACAGACATGCCGGAAGACGGAACCGGATCAGTTATGGTAGCACTAGGTGAGAAGTATGGACTAGGATGGGGCGGTAACTGGAACAGTTCAACAGATGCTATGCATTTTTGTGCAGCAAAAGCTGAACAAGGCTCGTTTGAATGGCCGGCAAACGGATTAATTCCTGGAGGAACGCCATTTGTTGGACCAACAAGACCAGACGGCGCTGACACAAAAGATCCTAAACAAAAAACAGCAGCACTAGATGACGGGTACAGAGTTAGTGGCACACGTTCAATGACAACGACCCAATATGCAGGATACGAAAGTGCATTTCAAAATAGTGTACGTGGCGAATCAAGTATACGACCATACTTTCCTACAGACCCAACTGACAATCTATACAATATACAACTAGGTGACAAGGTAAAAGCAATATCTGCATTTTACACAGCTCAGGGTGTAGAAACAAGTAGACCAGTAACACAATTATCGTCCGGGGTTACTTATAACGAGTTCGGAGATGAAGTAAATACAGCAACAGCACGAGACGTAACAGTAGAACCAGAAACTCAGCAATTCAATCCTGGCACAACAGCAATTTAATGGAAGTTTACATTGGCAAAAAGTAAAAGAACTAATTTAAAGAAACTTGATATTGGACCAGGACCATTTGAAGCCATCGTAGTGAGCAATTTAGATACTACTTACATGGGCACATTAAAAGTTGATATTTTAAGAAATAATTCTTCAGGCAGTTTACCTGAAAAATTAGGCACATCAATTGAAGTTAGATATCTATCACCGTTTTATGGTGTTACTAATCCCCAGCACACAACAAATAATGATGGATATGCAGCAACACAAAAAAGTTATGGTATGTGGTTTGTTCCACCTGATGTAGGTGCTAGAGTATTAGTAACTTTTGCAGAAGGCGATATTGCTAACGGTTTTTGGATTGGGTGTGTGCAGGACAAGTTTATGAACTTTATGGTTCCAGATGGCCGTGCATCAACTTCACTTACAACTCCGCAAACACCTGACAATGTACAAGGACTTAAATTACCAACAGGCGAATATAACAAAAAAGTTGAAAAGGGTAATGGCAGAGATCCAACAAGATATCTTAAACCATACAACAAAGATTTTACACAAACACTAGAAGTACAAGGATTAATTAGAGACGAAAATAGAGGACTAACTTCTTCAAGTGCAAGACGAGAAGTACCGAGTACTGTATTTGGAATAAGCACACCTGGACCAGTAGATAAACGACAAGGTGCACCTAAAGGATTAAAGGGAGAAGCAGGCCTTAAACATTCTGCTTTTGTAAATCGATTAGGCGGCTCGAGTTTTGTTATGGATGACGGTGATGACAAACTATTAAGAGTTTCGCATGCATCAGCAGGTCCTCCAGCATATGCTAATATTGAAGCCGGCGAAGACTTTGGCCAAAGTACAATACCTCACAACGAACTGTTAAGATTTAGAACTAGAACAGGGCATCAAATATTAATGCATAATAGTGAAGACTTTATCTATATTGCAAACAGTAGAGGCACAGCTTGGGTAGAATTAACTAGTGACGGGAAAATAGACGTATACGGATTAGATAGTATATCTATTCATAGTGATGCAGATATTAATCTTACAGCAGATAGAGATGTAAACATCGAAGGTGGCAGAAATGTAAACATGCGAGCCAGTGGTAGATATGATAATTTTGCTTCAGGCGGTGAAGTAAAAATAGAAAGCCAAACTAATACAACTTTAAGAGCTGAAACTAATATGTTTGTAGATGTTGCTAAGGATCAAGATATTAAAATTGGCGGAATACAAAAGACATTAGTTACGGGTGATATACATCATCATACAAATGCAAATTTATACATATTAGCAGATGAAGAAGGACATATAAAAGCTGGAACAAACATGCTTATTAATTCTACAGAAACTCTTAACTTAGTAGGAAAAGCATCATACTTAACAGCAACAGAAGGAGCAATTAATATTAATGCCGTAGGCGGCAACGTTGAAATTGACGGCTCCACAGATATTAATTTAAACAGTGCTACATCAAGTGCAGGTACAGATGCTACTGATGCAACAGACGCTGTGTCTGCAATACCGTTACCTACATGGACTGTACCTAAAACAAGCCCAGGAACAATAGTTCCATCAGACGTAATTACTTTTGTAAAAAGGATGCCAAGTCACGAGCCATATGCACATCATGAAAATTTAGATCCTGTAATGCTTAAAAGTGAAAGAACAGATATTAATAATGATGTTTCATTACCTAATGCTGCATTACTTAATACTGTAGATACTTTTAGAAAGAGTTTTACAGGTGGCACAAGATCGGACTCCTCAAATGTAGCAGATACAAGCGGCACTAAAAGAGTTTATGGTGGTGTAGGAACTGCCGGTGCCGGTGGCGCCGATGATAAAGCACTAGCACAAAAATATTCTACTGTTGGAGCCGACGGAAATATACTAGATATTATTGGAGCAGCTGAAGGTGCAGGTTACAATACTCCTTATGGCGGAAGTAACATAACACCAATATCGTATTATGGAAAACAGCTTTCAGAACTAACAGTGCAAGAAGTTTTAGATTGGCAAACAGCATCAGTAAATGCAGGTTCAATTAGTAGTGCTGCAGGCAAATATCAAATAATTAATAAGACTCTTAAAAGTCTTATTGACGGAGATGGAGTATTAAGCAGAACAGAGCTGTTTAGTCCTGCTAACCAAGATAAATTGTGTCGTAAGTTGCTACAGCGTAGAGGAGTTGATGCATTTAGGTCTGGTTCAAAATCTAGAAAATCATTCTGTTTATCAATGGCACAAGAGTGGGCAAGTTTACCAGTAATTGAAAAAACATATTCTAAGCCAGCAAAACGAGTTGTTAATCCTGGTGAAAGTTATTATGCTGGTGTTGCTGGAAATAAGTCAAGAATATCTCCAACACAATTACTTGCGGCTGTTAACGTTATTAAATCAGACGGTTATGCATAGAGGGTAAATATTACTATGAGTACATTAGAAAAAAACATATACAAAAGAGTAAAGGTATCGAGCTCTAAAAAACCTAAACAGCCAGCTTCAAGTTCTGCTTATAGGTCTATTAGCACAGTTAACCCTGCAAACGAAGGGTATAGACTATATGATCTTGCTGTTATTAAACAAGATATAATAAATCACTTTCATATACGTCAAGGAGAAAAGTTAGAGAATCCTGAATTTGGAACTATTATTTGGGACACATTGTTTGACCCACTAACCGAAGGACTAAAAGCTGCAATTATAGAAAATGTAGAAGATATTGTTAACTATGATCCGCGTGTTTCTGTTAATAATATCATTGTTGACACATACGAAAGCGGCATACAAATTGAATGTACTCTAATATATTTAAAATACAGCATTGCTGAAGCTATGACACTACAATTTGATAGAGACATTGGCTTACTTGCTTAAAAAATAAAATACGTACATAACTATTATGAATAAATACGTTATAAGAGGAAATTAGATGTCAGCTACGGATAGACAAAACAGATTACTAGTTGCAGAGGATTGGAAAACAATATACCAATCCTTTCGCAATGCCGATTTTCAAAGTTATGACTTTGACAATTTAAGACGAACAATGATAGAATATCTTAGGACTAACTATCCTGAGGATTTTAACGATTACATTGAATCAAGTGAATACCTTGCACTAATTGATTTAGTTGCATTCCTTGGGCAAAATTTATCCTTTAGAATTGACTTAAATGCAAGAGAAAATTTCCTCGAACTTGCAGAACGTAGAGAGTCTGTTTTAAGACTAGCAAGACTTTTAAATTACAATCCTCGTAGAAATCAATCAGCTAATGGACTTTTAAAATTCACAGCAATTAGCACAACAGAAGATTTAATAGATTCTAACGGTACTAACTTAGCAAGTCAAACAATACAATGGAACGATAGTACTAACTCAAATTGGTATGAACAGTTTATTAAAGTTATAAATTCCTCATTGCCGGTAAACGGTGTATTTGGTAAACCAAACAAAAGCGAAATAGTATCTGGCATTTCAACTGACCAGTATAGAGTAAACGGTGTTAATACTGATGTTCCTGTATTTGCATTTGAAAAACCTATTGAAGGTAAAACAACACCATTTGAAATTGTATCTACTGATATTGAAGATGGCAGTTTAATAGAGGAAGCACCAGTACCAGGAAATAATTTTGCGTTTATGTATAGAAACGATGCACAAGGACCTGGAAGTAGTAACACTGGATTCTTTGCACACTTCCGTCAGGGAAGATTAGAAAGTGGACAGTTTTCTGTAACACAACCTACACCAAATCAAACAGTTTCGATTGATACTGAAAATATTAATGACTCAGATGTTTGGTTATTTAAACTAGACGGCAACAACAATGAATCAGAGTTATGGTCAAAACTTGATGCTGTTGAAGGCAACAATGTAATCTATAATAGTATTAATAAAAAAGTAAGAAATATTTATAGTGTCTTAACAAGAGTTGACGATAGAATTAATTTAGCGTTTAGTGATGGAGTTTTTGGAAACCTTCCAAAGGGTAATTTTAAAACTTATTTTAGAACAAGTGAAAATAGAAATATGGTTATTACACCAACATCTATTAGTAATATTTCTGTTAATATACCGTACCTAAGTAAAAAGGGCAGAGTTCATACACTTACATTAACAATGAGTTTAGAAACAACTGTTGCAAATAGTGCAAGAGCTGAAACAAGTTTAAGTATTAAACAAAATGCTCCTGCAACATATTATACACAAAATAGAATGATTACAGGAGAAGACTATAATGTTGCTCCTTTAGGTATAAGCCAAGAAATAGTAAAAGTAAAAAGTGTTAACAGAACATCAAGCGGCATATCAAGATATTTCGACTTAAACGATGCAACAGGAAAATACAGTAATACTAACTTATACGGAAACGATGGAGTAATATACAAAGAGTATACTACTGAAAAAACAAGTTTTAACTTTAATACACAGACTGACATTGAAGGTATTATAATAAACAATGTTGAGCCTATTCTTGATAACAAAAAAGTAAAACATTTTTACCTAGACAAGTTTCCAAAAATTAATACAGTTGACCTAAATGTTTATTGGAACGCTGTTACTGAACAAACAAATACTTACACAGGTAAATTTCAATCATTAGCTGCCGCAGGTTATCAAGTTGGTACTTTTACTACAAATAGTTTAAAGTATATTGAAGCAGGAACAGCAATTAAGTTCCAAGCACCGACTGGCTTCCATTTTATGGAAGATGGATCATTAATGGCAGGTGATGCTGATCACCTTGGAAGTGCTTTATACAAATGGACTAAGGTTATTGCTGTTGCAGGCAACGGACTAGATGTAGGCCTAGCAGAAACACAAGGGCCTATAGCACTAGCTGATAAAATTCCTACTAACTGTAGACTAATACAAATACGTCCTATGTTAGCAAATAGTCTACTTGATGATGTTAAGGTAGAAATTATTGATCAAACTTTTGCTTACAATGACTTTGGATTGCGGTATGACGATGTTAATAGAGTTTGGAGATTAGTAAAAGCAACTGACCTAGATAAAAGAAGTAACTTTAGTACAGGCTTTGCAGGAAATGTAAGTAACGGAAATCTTGATGCAAGTTGGTTATTACTTTTTGAAACTAATGGCGAAACATATAAAATTACATATAGAGGTTTGAGATATGTCTTTGAAAGTGATAGAGAAATAAAATTCTACTACGACAGTTCAGACAAAATATACGACACACAAAAAGGTAAAGTTATAAGAGATAAATTATGTGTTTTAAATATAAACACACAGCCTGATAGTGCATTACCGTTTACTAGCGGTTTTGACTTTGATATTTTAGAGTCTTATAGAGATAAAGAAGGTTACGTAGATACTAAAAAAATAGAAGTAACATTTGCAGACAAAGATGCAGATGGCGTAATTGATGATCCAGAATTATTTTTACATATTGTAGATGAAGATGTTAATCCTTTAAATAAAATTATTATACACGAAAAATATCTCACAGATGCAGGCGTTGAAGAATTTAGATATGTTGAATCAACAAATATTCAAATACTTGAATCACAAACAAATGCAGGTCCTTTAAGTTCTTATACAGACGGACAAGTATTTTACTTTAGAGATAACAATGTATTTAAAAAACTAGATTCGACAATATTAGAATTAGTAACAAATAGTGATTATAAAGCATTTGTTGGAAGAGACAAACTTAAATTCCATTATGTACATGTTGCTGATACAAACAACAGAATTGATCCAAGTGCAAGTAACATAATTGATACTTATATGTTAACTAAAACATATGACAGGAATTATAGACTTTTCATAGATGGACAAATTCTACAGCAACCACTACCGCCAAGCTCAGATGAGTTGTATAGATCATATGGTCGACAACTTAATAAAATAAAATCAATAAGTGATGAAGTAATTTATCATCCAGTAAAATATAAGGAATTATTTGGTTCACTTGCTAAGACAAATTTACAAGCAACATTTAAAGTAGTAAAGAATCCAGATCAAGTCCTTAACGACAACGATGTAAAAACAAGATGTATTGAAGCAATTAATCAATACTTTGCATTAGAAAATTGGAATTTTGGAGACACTTTTTACTTTCAAGAATTGGCAACATATATTACAAACAGACTTGCACCAGACTTAGTAAGTGTAGTAATTGTACCTGATCAGCCAACACAGTCGTTTGGTAGTTTATTTGAAGTAAGAAGCGAAGTTGATGAAATTTTTATTAATAGTGCAACTGTAGCAGATATAGAAATAATAGATCAAATTACAGCTACTAGACTAAATGCGTCTGGCAGAGTTGTTACATCAAGCGAGACAGCAAACACAGGGATTACAAGTGCAACATCATTCACTAGTTCAAACAGTTCAAACAATTCAAGTAGCGGAGGAAGTTATTACTAATGTCTTACGATAACGATCAGACAGATTCACCGTTGCCAGCAGGCGACAACTCTAATAGAAAGAGTGTTGACTTACTTCCTAAATATTTTAGAACACAAGCAAATAAGAAAATACTTTCTAGTACAATAGATCAGTTAGTACAACCTGGCACAGCAGAAAAAGTTAGTGGCTATATGGGACGAAAAAATGCAAAAGCATTTAGGGCCGACGACACATACATTGCTGATGTTACTGAACAAAGAGAAAACAGGCAGTTAGAACCAGCAACAGTTTCTGTTGATGATTTAGGTAATGTAAACTTCTTTGCTGATTATCCTGACTATGTTAATCAAGTTAACAATTTTGCTGGAAGTGTTGCAAATCAGAGTAAATTAAATAGCCAAGAATATTATGCTTGGAATCCAAACATTGATTGGGATAAGTTTACAAATTTCCGTGAGTATTATTGGTTGCCAAACGGTCCTCAAACTGTAACAGTTTTTGGAAAAAGTTTAGAAGAAGTTAGTACATATACTGTAACAACAGAAGACCAAGACGACAATGTTGTTTACAAATTTTCACCACCAGGGTTTACACCTAATCCGGCATTGACTTTATATAGAGGTCAAACTTATACATTTGAAATTAACACACTAGGACATCCATTTTCGTTCTCTACAGATAGACGATTTACTGATGCACCATTTGATGTAGTTAAACAAGCAGATGGCAGTTATAATATTGTATCAACTGGAAGTGCAGAAAATATATCTAGTTTATATGTACAAGGCATAACAGCAACAGACTTAAACGGCAATGAAATTAATCCTGTAAATGTTGAAGAAGGCTTTATTACATTCACAGTTCCATTTAATGCACCAGAGCAATTATATTATTCAAGCCAAAGTGACGTTAACACTAGTGGCTATATTAAAGTATTTGACATAATTGAAAACACTGAAATTGATGTCACCGATATTATTGGAAAGAAAACTTATACAAGTTCTAATAAAGTTAAATTTAGTAACGGACTAAAAGTTAAGTTTGCTGGAAATGTTACACCTGAAATTTATAAAAATGACGAATGGTTTATTGAAGGTGTCGGTAGCGACATTAAACTAGTTAAGGAAAGTGACTTAGTTATTCCTGCTAGTTATGTTGGAGATAAATTAGTTCCGTTTGATAGTGAAGGGTTTGATAGATTGCCATTTGGTAATGCAAGTGCCTTTGCAGGAACTAAAGATTACATTATAGTTAATAGAGCAAGTGTTGATAGAAACGCTTGGTCACGTTACAACAAATGGTTCCATAAAGATGTAATTGAAAAATCTGCAGAATATAATGGACAAGTGCCTACAGTAGATCAAAGTGCTAGAGCATCAAGACCTATTATTGAATTTAATGCAGGCTTAAAATTATTTAACTTTGGTACTAAGGCTAAAAATGATGTTGATCTAATTGATTTTAAAACTAAAGATGCATTTAGTACAGTAGAAAATGCTACAGGATATAATATTGACGGCACAAATGTTGCTGAAGGTATGCGTATAGTTTTCAATGCAGATACAGATAGAAATGTAGTAGGTAAAATTTACACAGTTAACTTTATTCTAATTGATAATATTAGACAAATTAGTTTAATTGAAGATACTGATTCGACTCCGTTAGTAAATGAAACACTATTAGTTAAAGGCGGAACAACTTATAAAGGTAATTTATTTTACTTTAACGGATCTATGTGGAAAGCTGCACAAGACAAAATTAAAGTAAATCAGCAACCGTTATTTGATGTATTTGATAATAACGATGATAGTTTTACTACTTACAATGCTTCTACGTTTAGTGGAACACAATTATTTGGTTACAAACAAGGCACTGGCACTAATGATTCAGAGCTAGGATTTCCATTATCGTACAGGGCAATTGAAAACTTTGGCGATATACAATTTAATTTTCCACTAGTTACTGATTCATTTGTATACGAAGAAAATAACGAAAATATAAATGTTAAAGTTGAAACAGGATATTTAAGAAAATATACTGGCCTTAATACTTACGTTAGTGAAAATGGCTGGACTAAAGCACATGCATTAAGTAGTCAAGCAATAATAAGACAGTACGTTGTAGATACTACAACAAATGATTTTGCTGTTGACGTTTTTGATGCAAGCGGCGACCTAAATGATTTAGTTGTAAAAGTTTATGTAAATAATTCTTTCAAACAAGAAACAACACACTACGAAATTAACAGAATTAATAGCATTGCATATGTAAGATTTAATAATGATCTTACAGAAGACGATGTAGTAGTATTAAGATGCTACAGTGCTACAACTAAAAACGAAAACGGTTATTATGAATTAGCATATAACTTAGAACGCAATCCTATGAACGAAAACATAGGCGATTTTACAATAGCTGAAGTTAACGATCATGTTAGCACAATTATTGAAAATACATTTGAGTATGACGGAAATACATTTCCCGGAGTAAGCAATCTAAGAGATATTGGTAACACGAGCAAGTACGGAACACGATTTGTAAAACATAGTGGTCCAATAGCATTAGCTAGTTACCACTTAACAGATAAAAATGCAAACATTGTAAAAGCATTAAAATATGCTAGAATAGAGTACGCAAAATATAAAAGAGTATTTTTACAAGTTGCAGAAAATCTAGGATATGATGGTCCTACCAAAGAACATGTTGATAAAGTATTAGAAGAAATAAACAGCCAAAAAACTGAAGGCATGTCGTTTTACTTCTCAGATATGTTGCCGCATGGTGCATCTAAAAGAACACTACATTCAGTAACAGCAAGTACTGGTACATTTTTTGCATTGTCAAAAGTTTTTACACTTGACACTTTGTCGCCAAATGGTGTATTAGTATACCTTAACGATCAGTTACTATGTCATGGAACAGATTATGTTTTTACTATAGAAGGCTTTGTAAATATTTCAGCAACATTAGCTGTTGGCGATGAAGTAGAAATATACGAATACGATACAACTGATGCTTGCTTTGTTCCTACTACACCGACTAAGTTAGGATTGTATCCAGCATATAAACCTGAAATATTTTTAGATACAACATACCAAACACCAAAGACTGTTATTCAAGGTCATGACGGAAGCATTACGTTTGCTTACGGGGATTTTAGAGATAACTTAATATTAGATTTTGAAAGAAGAATATATAATAATTTAAAACAAAAGTACAACACAGACATTTTTGACATCACTGATTTCCAAGGCGGCAACTTTAGAGATACAGGGTTTAATAATATTGATATTAATAATGCAATGGTTTCGGATTTTGTACAGTGGAGTGTTATTGCAGGCGATCCTGATTATACTTCTAATAGTTTTTGGAAAGACACTGATACATTTAGATACAACTATAAAAATATGTCATCTCCACAAGGTAATACGTTACCTGGATTTTGGAGAGGCGTATATATAAACGCATACGATACTGATCGTCCTCACAGTCATCCTTGGGAAATGTTAGGATTTAGTATTAAGCCAACATGGTGGGAAACAGAATACGGTGCAGCTCCGTATACTAGAAATAACTTTGTACTTTGGGAAGATTTACAAAATGGTATTGTAAGAGAACCTGGTGTTCCTGCAAAAGTAGTTAAGAAATACAAAAGACCAAATTTAGTTAATCATATACCGGTAGACGAAAATGGTAATTTATTAAGTCCGTTAGACAGCAACTATGCACAAAACTTTATTGCTGTTAAGACAAGAGATCCTTATGCATTTGGAGACCATACTCCTGCTGAGAGTGCTTGGAGAAAAAGTAGTGAATATCCGTTTGCATTAATTACTTCATGGTTATTAAATCAACCTGCAAAAGTAATGGGCACAGCGTTTGATTTATCAAGGATTGAAAGAAATAAAGTAGGCAACCTTGTTTACAAACCTACTAATGCTATTATTAGATTAAAAGATTTATTATTTCCTAATACATATACTGATAATCAAAGAGTTATAACTAGTGGACTCGTAAACTTTATATACAATTATATTGTAAGTGATATTAATACAAACTATAATGAATATCAAACAGAATTAACATCATTGTCTAACAGACTAGCATTAAAAGTAGGCGGCTTTACAGATAAGAGTAAGTTTAAATTAATATTAGATAGCAGAACCCCATTAAATCAAGGTAATGTTTTTGTACCTACAGAAAATTATAAGTTATTTCTTAATACTTCGTCACCAGTTGATATCGCAACTTACAGCGGTGTTGTTATACAAAAAAATACAAATGGGTATGTAGTAAAGGGTTACGATCAGGCATTATCAACATTTAAATACTACGAGCCTATTGCAAGTCAAAGGGATCCTGTAATTAATATTGGCGGAATATCAGAAACATTTGTTAATTGGGATTCAGGCAAACAATATGTTAAAGGCCAAAATGTAAGATTTGATAGCTTTTACTATAGAGTAAGCGACAGTCATGTAAGTGGACAATCTTTTGATACTACTAAAATGTCTAAATTGGCAGAGCTTCCGTTAGTTGGAGGCAGGTCAAATGTACTTAGACGACAGTTTACAAACAGAGTTAAGACTATATCATACGGTACATTACTAAGAACAACACAAGACGTAGTTGACTTTTTATTGGGCTATGAAGCGTATTTAAAACAGCAAGGTTTTGTATTTGAATACTACAATAAAGATATTAGTGTAGTTGAAGATTGGACTTACAGTGTAAAAGAATTTATGTTCTGGACCACACAGAATTGGGCAGCAGGCACAGTTATTACACTTAGTCCAGGCGCACAACAATTTAACTTTACCCGTCCATATGTTGTAGTTGATAATATCTTTGATAATTTTTATGATTATAGTTTATTAAAAGCAGATGGTCAAAAATTAGATAAGAGCTTTAGTAGTATTGCTAGAGACAGTGAAAACCAGTTTGGGCTAACTGTTAAAAATTCAGCAGACGGCATTTACAGTGTAAAACTTCCGTTAGTACAAAGAGAACATGTTATATTATTAGATAATAAAACAGTTTTTGGAGATGTAATTTACGACCAAGAAGCAGGTTACAGACAAGAGAGAATTAAAGTTACTGGTTATAGAAGTGATAATTGGAGTGGCGGATTAAATATTCCTGGATTTGTTTATGACGAAGCTGAAGTAAGAGATTGGACGCCTTATAAAGATTACGGAATAGGAAAGCTAGTAAAACACAAAGAATTTTATTATGTTGCAATAATAGATGTTACTGGGACAGAATTCTTTATTGACAACCAATGGCAACGTTTAGACGAACGTCCAGAAGCAAAACTAATACCAAACTTTGAATACAAAATAAATCAGTTTGCAGACTTTTATGATTTAGATACAGACAACTTTGATCTAGAGCAACAGAAACATGCACAACATTTAATTGGTTACCAGAAAAGAAAATATCTTGAAAACATTATTAATGATGAAGTTTCACAATATAAGTTTTATCAAGGTATGTTACAAGATAAAGGAACATCAAATTCTTTAATTAATTTATTTGATGCACTTGCGAGTGCTGACAAAGAAAGTTTAGAATTTTACGAAGAATGGGCGTTAAGAGTAGGTCAATATGGCGCAACTGAAAATTTTGATAATGTAGAGTTTTTACTTGACGAGTCAAAAATTAAAACTAATCCGCAACCAATTGAATTAGTATCTAGTATACCAGCCAATGATACCGATACTATTTACAAATTAACTCCTGAAGAAGTATATTTAAAGCCACAAAACTACGATCATAAACCGTTTCCAACAATTACTGATTACACATCGTTTGTAAAAGACGCTGGATTTGTATTTGATCAAGATATTAGTTACAGAATTAATGATAAGTCAGACATACTTACAGCTGATATATCTGTTATAGGTGCAGATGATTATGTTTGGGTAACAGGAGAAAATAGTAACTGGGACGTACTTCAGCATGTTACTACTGACCTGCGAGTAACAGCAATATCATCATTTGCTGCAGGACGAGATACAATAGATGGCACTGAAGGACCGGGAGGCTTGTTTACATTTAATAAAGCTCATCCGTTTGTTAGAGGTGATATTATTGGTGTACAAAGTACATCAGCATCTAACGATGCATTTTACTCAGTTGAATCAGTGTTTGCTAATTCTATCGAAGTGCTGTCAGGTCAAAATCAAACAATTGAAACGTTAGAAGAAACAGATGGATTTGTTAGTGTACTTAGGTCAGTAAAATATGACACTATAAAAGAAGCAAATGCTATACTAGAAAATAAAGTTCTAAAAAATCAAAAAATATGGGTAGGTGATACAGGCAATTGGATAGTTCCGATTAAGAATAGTGTTTACACAGAAAAAACACATTACAATAATCCGTCAGACTACGATAACACTTCGACATACGAGTTTGGGTCTTCAATGACATCAAATTCTTCAAATACTAAATTAGCGTTTGGAGACCATAGTGCTAATAACAATAAAGGATTAGTTTACACTTATCAAAGAGGGTCAAATTTAAGAGAGTTACTTTACGAAGCAACACTTGAATTAGATACTAGTGTTTACCCAGTAAGTGACGATCACCGTTTTGGTACAGATATTGACATTAGTGCTGATGGTAAGTATCTTATTGTAGGTTCTAGCACAGCGTCTGACGTAGCATCAAATTATAAAAGTAACTATGCAACAAGCATAGAGTACAGCGAAAATGACATAGTTAAGTATGACGAAAACTATTGGAAGGCTGTAAGAACTATTACTCCTGAAAGTGGAAGCATTGCATTTAGTACGTTTGATAGTTATGCAAATCTTGAAAGAGCAAGTGACAGTAGTTTATTAACATTGGTATTACAAGGTAATCCATACCTTCCTAATACTTCAACAGACCATTTATTAATAGCTGCACCGTTTGACCAATACAGAGGTACAAAACCTCAAGACAAGTTAGTACTTAATTGGAATTCGTTTACTAACTTTAATCGAAATACAGGTTCGTCTAACTCAGTTGAATTGTTTCCGCAAGGAATTAACGCACAAAATACAGCATCACAATACACTGAACCAAATGCAAACTTTATCGAAGGCGAGCATTTAATTATAGAAAAAATTGATTCAGTATTGCTTGTAGAGCCATTTACAGATCCGCCACAAGACGGCGACATAATTGAAACAGCAAGTGGTTCAGCAACAATTTATAAAGCATTCCAAAGAGACTTTAAACTTGTACTTTACATAAAAGATACTAACGGAATATTTGGACCATCAGGTACTATTAATAATTCTAATGGTACATTAATTGGTAATTATACACAGCCTAATTACAATGGCACAACTAACGCAATTGGTGGTTGGTGGTATATCAATATGCCTGCTACCCAAACTTACTTAACATCGGATGAATTTACTAATCCTAGTGATTATGGTATTCCTGCGTATGGTTTAGTATATCAAGATATATTAGTTTACGACGAAGTTAATGACTCGTATGCAAGAACAACACCAAACTTTTATAACAACATACTTGATGATGTTAACTCTACTATTTTTCCAACTAGAGATGAACCGGGATTTGCAAGTGTACTATCCCATAGAGGTGCAGCATACACTAATGTTGATAATGATGGTGTACAAAATATTTTAGATAATAGATGGTTACTTAGAATACCTCCAAGTTTAGCTGGACAAATTAATCAGCCTAACGATAAATTTAGAGCTTACATTGACGATCAAGCGGTACCAGCGGATTTTGATTTACTAGGTATTGACGCTAGTTATATTAACGACAACGAACACACTGTTATAGATATGTGGGAAGGATATATTGACTTTACATTTACTAAAACACAGGGTGCAGACGTTGTTATGTTATCAGACCAGGACATTGATACTGGCGACTTCTTTGAACCTGCATACATAGGCAAAGTGTTTACAGACATAAACGGTGTAATTGTAAATATAAATGGAGCAGATGGCGACTTTATAAGAGATGAAATTACAGGTGCAAGGGCTAGAGTAGCTTATTATATTCGAAGAGCTACTGATCAAGGCAGAGTTTATCTTAAAGATGTTACAGGCACTTTTGTACAAGGCAACAGAATGTTACTTGAAACAAAAGAAGGCGTAGCAGAACTAGATAACTTGCGTATCATGGGTCCGATCAATAAAATATCTGTAACAGGAAATAATACAGGTAAAATTGCTGTAATGCAAAAAGGAACAACGTTTCCAGCTCACCCAGAGTCATATGGTGGTTTAGATCAGTTTAGAGATTTAAATTCTTTTGCATATGTAAACAAAGAATTTTGGATTTACAAAGAAAACTTAACAGAGGCCGGAACAGATGCTCCAGCAAGTATTCCTAGTACATCAAATAGTGATTGGCAATTAGTTTACAACCTGCCAGTTACTACAGCAGGGTCACAAGTAAGCAAGCCAGCTAACCAAGGTGTCTACAGTATCTTTAACAGAATAGGTAGTACATGGGTTAACCGAGGCACTTTTGAAATTCCTAATAGTAGTACAAATAGTAATGTAGGTCAGCAAGTTGCTGTAAGTCAAGAAAATGATTTATATAGATTCTACATTGGATCAAAAGAAAATTTAACAGTTATAAAACACGGTACTGACAAGTACGGCAAACAATATAACTATGCATTTGATATTAATCCTCATTACAGAGGTGAATATAATGTAGACGCAACATATAAAACAGATGAAATTGTGTTATATAGTAACCAATTATATTCTGCATTAACTTTTGTTAAAGGTGTAACACCGACAAGCACTCTTAAGTGGAGAATACTTAACAGTCAAGTTAACTATTTGCCAACTTTACCAAATGCTGTTAATATATTTAACGATCCGGCGTTTGACGACTTAGGCGAAAGTGTAACAGACTTTACTAAACAAATTACAGTAAGCGATAATGGACAAGTACTTGCAATTAGTATTGTAACAGATGTGTCTGTTGATGCAGATAACAAAGTTCTTGTGTATAGAATATTAGATGACAGGTATGTAATAGATCAAACAATTGTTGCACCAGTATCAAACACTGGTTGGGGCAGTAGTATTGATCTTAGTGAAGATGGAGACACTTTAGTTATTGCAGATCCTGAAAGTGATATAGACGGATACAATACAGGAAAAGTTTATGTGTACGCTAAATCAAACAGCACATTTGAAATGCACCAAGTATTATCCGGTACAGGCACACAATCAGAAAAGTTTGGTAACAAAGTTAGTATTTCAAAAGATATAATTGCTGTTACAAGCGGAAACGGTGATGTAGCAACTGATACATTATTCGATGGCGCCATAACAACATTTGACGATACATTTACATCCTTCCCCGATAAGAAAATTGATAGCGGAAGTGTTAGGCTGTATCAAAAAGTAAAGGATGCATTTATACTAGCAGAAGAACTAGATTATGATGGTGACCTTACAGTATTATCAGCAAGTAGATTTGGTGAGCAAGTATTAATTAATGACAATCATGTTTATGTTGGTGTACCTGGTGATCCAAATGATTACTATACTGAAGATACAAATCCAGGCAGTTTTGTTGATTATCAAGTTAATCGGGGTACTAAACCTTGGACTACATTAAGATCACCTAATGAAATTGTTGATATTAAAAAGATTAAATCAGCATTTTTGTATAATACAAAAACAAATAGCCTTGTTGAGTACTTAGATTATATTGATCCAATACAAGGTAAAATTGCAGGACCAGCAGAACAAGAATTAACATTTAAATCTAATATTGACCTTGCACGTTACAATGTTACAACACTACCTGATTACTTTAGCGAAACAAGTAATTGGGAAGAAAAGTATGTAGGAAAATTATGGTGGGATCTTAGCACAACAAGATTCTATAATCCATATCAACAAGACATTGTTAATCAAGCAAATGTCTGGAGTAAATTAATACCTAACTACTCAGTTGATGTTTATGAATGGGTTGAAAGCACCATTCCCCCAGATAAATGGGATTCATTAGCAGACACAAGTGAAGGTTATGCTAAAGGTATTAGCGGAACGTCTAAGTATGGTAATAATGCATATAGTCAAAAACTAGCATACGATACATTGTCCCAAACATTTAGCGACAAGTATTACTTCTGGGTAAAAAATAAGAAAACAATACCAGCTGGTGATCCAACAAGATCAATTAGTGGGTTTGAAGCAGAAGGATTAATTGGAAATCCAAGAGGACAAGGTTATAGTTTCTTAGCATTATTAAGTAATGACAGATTTGTGTTATATAATAGCGAGCGCCTACTTAAAGATAAAGACGTTGCATTACATGTAAGTTACTATACACAAGATACACAAGAACAGAATTCACATCTTGAATATCATATTGTTACAGAAGGCTTAGAAACAAGTGTTCCTAAAGCAGATATAGAAAGAAAGTGGATTGATAGTTTAATTGGATACGACACTAGGGGTCGACCTGTTCCGAATCCAGAGTTAAGTTTACGAGAAAAATACGGAACATTAAACAGTCCAAGACAAAGTTGGTTTGTAAATAGACAAGAAGCATTCAAACAAGTTATTGAAAGAGCAAATATAACTTTAAAAGAAAATATTATTGTAGATGATTTTAGTTTTAGTACACTTAATAGTGCCGATGTACAACCTTTTGTTACTAATAGAACATATGATTATAAAATTGATACATTGGATGAGCTTGATTTTATTGGCATTAATAAAATACAAACAGCGATACTTCGAGCATCAATACATGGCGGCACTGTTACAGATATAAGAATAATAAATTCTGGTAGAGGATATTCAGACCCTACATATGATATTACAACATCAACTGTTAGACATGGACCAAGTTTTGAATTATTTGGCAACGGCAGCGGACTAGATTTTAATTTAGAGATTAATAACTTAGGTCAAATTAGTAAAGTAAATATTATTAATGGTGGATCTGGATACGATGAAAATTTAAGAATTGAAGTTAGACCACTTACAGTACTTGTTGAAAATGATTCAACAGTAAATAACAAATGGGCTACATACGAATACAATAAAAATTCAAACGTATGGAACAGAATACTATCACAAAGTTACGATACTACAGAATATTGGGATTATGTAGATTGGTATGCACCTAACTATACTCAGTTTACTAGAATTGATCATAGAGTAGACGAAAGTTACCAACTAGCGTCAACAAATGCTAAACTTGGACAAATTGTAAAAATTGACAATATTGGCAACGGCGGCTGGTTACTACTAAAACGTACAGCAGAAACAAACTCAACTGATTACACAATTGACTATGATACAATTGGCAGAGAAAACGGCACAATTGAAATTAATAGTAAACTATACAATGTTATTGAAAACACTGTTGGTTACGACTTATTAGGTTACGATAATAGATTCTTTGATACTGAACCTGTTACAGAAGCCAGACAAATAATGACAGCACTAAAGAATGATATATTTGTTGACAATCTTGCTGTTAAATGGCAAGAGCTGTTTTTTGCAAGTATTAGATATGTGCTTTCAGAACAACAAAATGTTGATTGGGTTTATAAAACAAGTTTTGTAAAAGCAAAACATAATGTAGGCGACTTAACACAAAAAATAAATTATCAGAATGATAATTTAGAAAGTTACAATGACTACATAAACGAAGTTAAGCCTTACAAAACAAATGTACGTGAATATTTAAGTTCTTATGAAAACGTTGATAACACAAAAACACAAACAAGTGATTTTGATGTTCCTCCTTATTATGATTTTACACAAAACGGAATCAAAACTAAGTCAGTTAAAATTACTGACAACTCATTAGTTGGTGTAGATTCGTTCTTTGATGATTATCCATATAAAAACTGGAGCGAGAACTACGGATTTAAAGTTATTGCTGTAAACATTTACAATGGCGGAAGTAATTATACATATCCTCCAACAGTTACTATTGCAGGCGGAGGCGGCACAGGTGCAACAGCAAAAGCATATCTTGGTGCAGGCAAAGTTGTAAACATTGTAGTTACAAATACAGGTACTGGATATACATCTGCACCAACAGTTACTATTACTGGATCACAGGCAGACGGATCTACAACAGCAATAGCATCAGCACAAATAGGCGAAACTGTTGTTAGAAGTATGCATGTCGAAATGAAGTTTGATAGAGTATCGGGCGAATATGTTATAATTGAATTACCAGAAACAGAAACATTTACTGGTACAGCAATTAACGATAAGTTTGCACTAAAATGGCCAATGAACTTAAGACGTAACAAAGTAAAAATTACGTTAAATGGTCAAATTTTACTACGTAGTGAGTATACGTTTACTAATATAGAAGACAATACTTATACCTATAAGCGATACAAAGGGCAAGTACAACTTACAACAACACCGCCGCTAGGATCAATAATTGTCGTAGAGTATGAAAAACAATCAACTATACTAAATGCACAAGACAGAATAAACCATTTGTATAATCCTACTACAGGAATGCTAGGTAAAGAATTAAGTCAATTAATGACTGGCATTGACTATGGCGGAGTTGAAGTTAAGAGCTTTGGGTTCGAAGGTACATCGGGTTGGATGACTGACGAGTATGGTGCAGATACTTGGGATAGCTATGATAACGAATTCCAAGACGAAATATTCTTTGCAGACGGCACTACTGTTGCTATAGAACTAGATAATCCATTAGAAGACGGAATACAATATAATGTATACCTAAAACGTTCTGGACAAACTAAAGCAATTAGAATTGATGATCCTAACTACGGTAATAATCCTGCAAATACACTTGCAAAGATGCAAACACTTACAGGTGACGGTGTAACACAGACTATTAATTTAGCAGAAAACGATATAGAAGTTAGCGATGGTGATATTGTTACTATAAGAAAAATAACTAGTGATGGTAGTTTTAAACCAGATCCTGATTCTTATGACACACTGTTAACAGGCGGCCAATTAGACTATGGTAATGCAGCAGGTGTAAACGCAGATGATATTATTTTAGACGGTGATTTATTTGTTACTCCGCTAAATGCAGGCGGTCCTGAAGAATTAGTTAACGGGCAAGTTATGGACTCGGTCAATATTACAGTGTTTGAAAGAACCGGTGAAGGCCAAGGACAAATATATAATCAAAATTATATAACTGACGGAACAACAACTGAGTACCCATTAGGATTGTTACCAAACAGCAACGATGCTGTTATTGTTAAATTAGGTAATACAATAATTGATGCTAGTTTGTATACTGTTGATTATAAAACACTTACATTGGCATTTAAAGTTGCTCCGGTAACTGATCAAATATTAACAATTTTAACAGTTGGCGTAAACGGTCAAAACATAATTGATATAGGTACAATAATTAGTGTAGCCGATGAAAATGTATATCAAACAAACATACTTTGGGACGATAATTATCAAATCTTCCTTAGAAAAGATGGTAACACACCAGACGGACTTGAGCTTATTGCAAGGAAAGATAATGTTAACGGATTTATTGAATTTGTGTTTAGTCCACAACCACCAGTAGTTGGTACTAGATTAGATTATGAAATTTATTCAAACAGTGATCAAATTAATTATAGTAAAATACAAAAAGATAATATAATTGCAGACGGGTCAAGTGTTACATACAACTTATCAACTAGTGCAATCTACGAAACACCAGCAGAGTTTTTTACTATTGTTGAAGTAGACGGAATTGTTAAGAAGCCAGGCTATTCTAAGATATTTAAAATTACAGATCCTACACTTAGAGAGTACGAGTTAGAAACCTTCCAAGTACAGGAATCAACATTAAGTGCTGCTGATACAGAAGTTTACTTAAATGGCAACCTTTTAAATCAACAAGATAGTTATGCTGTTAATATTGGGCAAAGTAGTATTATTTTAGAAAACAATATACTATCAGAAAACGACATATTATCAGTATACTTTAGAAATGCAGACTACAGGGTAGTAGGTAACCAAGTTACATTTAATAGTGCGCCAATTGAAGATCAAGAAATAAATGTGTATACATTTAGTAATCATGATATTGTAGATATTAACCGTATAAGTTATGATGTTATTAATAGAAGTACATTAACACCTGGAACAGATAACTATTCAGCTTACCACTCTTTAACTGGAGGCAGAATAGAACTTAATTCGCCAGCATCCGGTGTAGAAAATGTTTGGATATTCCAAAATGGTAGAATGTTAGCACCAAGTGTTGATTATAAATTAGAATCTAATATGAAGGTTATACAGTTAGTAACAGTGCCTGCTGAAAATGATATAATTGATATTATACACTTTACAGCACCAATTAGTACACCAACTATTGCATGGCAACAATTTAAAGATATTTTAAATAGAACACATTATAAACGTGTTGATAACAACGATGGAATTAAACTATCTCAACCATTAAATTATGATGATCTTAGAGTTGTAGTTGTTGAAGGAGCAGACAGATTACCAACACCTGATAAGCGTTCTAATAAGCCAGGCGTAATTTGGCTAGACGGAGAACGCATAGAATACTTTGCTAAAACAGGCAATGATCTAAGACAACTTAGAAGAGGTACTTTGGGCACAGGAGTTAAAGATACATATCCAACAAATACACCAGTATACGGTGGCGGAATAGATAAAAATATTCCATACCGTGACGAAACAATAGTTTGGTCACCAGTAGATGCTGTAACTGAAGGACAAACTGATTTTACACTTGATTTTACTCCAAATAGTGTAAATGAATTTGAAGTATTTGCTGCAGGAACGAGGTTAAATAAAGCTGCTATAGTTAAGTTTAATCCAGCTATAGCCATTGACTCACCGGAAGGTGATGTAAATACACCAGCAGAGTTCACTGTAAGTGGCAATGTACTAACATTAACTAACCCAATGAGTGCAAATCAAAAGTTAGTTGTTATTAGGAAAATAGGCAAATTGTGGACAACACCGGGCACTCCATTAAAAGATGCTCAAAACGATATCGGTAGTTTCTTACGTGGAGCGCAAAGTGAATTACCCGAATAAATATACTAGTAGGAATAGAAAATGACAAACACAATAAATGAAAAAAGCGGTGTATTTGTGCAAGGTCACATTAAAATAAGTGACCCGGCCAGTGGCGAAGTTTTTGTAAACAAAAAGAACGCTATACACTATGAAAATATGAGTATTGCACTTGCAGAGTCTTTGGGCAACGCAGGGCAAGGGCCTATTGCTGTAATGAGTTTTGGTAATGGCGGTACAAATATAGATTCAACAGGAGTTATAACATACCTTACTCCGAACTCAACAGGTACAAACGCCGGATTATACAATCAAACATTTACAAAAATAGTTGATGATCGAAATACAGATAATTTAGATCCTACTAGAAATAAGATTGAAACTAGGCACGTAAATGGTACTAACTATACTGATATTGTTATTACATGTTTATTAGATTACGGTGAACCAAATGGGCAAGACGCATTTGATACAGCATCTGATGCAGATAATAGTTTTGTATTTGACGAATTAGGGTTACGAAGTGCTAGTACAGATGGTGTTTTAGGTAATGGTAGATTACTAACACATGTCATTTTCCATCCTGTACAAAAATCACTTAATAGACTAATACAAGTTGACTATACAGTTAGAGTACAGAGCCTTAGTGGAGGTAATAGCTAATGGCTTATCAAATCCAATTCACAGATTATACAAATAAAGGATCGATTATTGTCGAAGATAGAGAAATAAACTCTACAGACACTAGTTTACAATTACCTGGTAGAAATAGTACCGCATATGGTGAAGCTATTGCAGGTAACTTCTTACATTTGTTAGAAAATTTTGCAAATAACAATGCACCAGCAAATCCTGTAGAAGGCCAAACATGGTATGATACAACAGTTGGAGTTGATGCACTTAAAGTATATGACGGAACAAACTGGGTAGAGTCCGGCGGTATTAAAAAAGGTGCCGCACAACCAGAAGTTGGTAATAGTGTAATAGGTGACCTTTGGGTAGATACTAGTAACCAGCAACTATATTTAAATAATGGGTCTAGTTGGATATTAGTAGGTCCTGAATTTAGTGAAGGTCTTTCATCTGGTACTAAAGCAGAACAAATTCAAGGCACTGACGATTTAACTTATACTGTATTAAAAGTTGAAGTCGGAGCACAACCAGTAGCAATTATTACTAACGCTCAATTTATACCAAAAGTAAATATTAGAGGTTTTTCAGAACTCAAACCAGGATTTAACCTAACTAGTTTAACACTATCTAATACTATTGCAAGATATAACGGCACAGCAGAATCAGCAGATTCTCTTAGAATACAAAATGTTGCAATTCCTGCAGCTAACTTTTTACGTGCAGATGTAAACACAACATCGTCAGGCATAATTTATGTAAAGAATAACCAAGGTGTACAAGTAGGTGCTAATTCACAGCTTGCACTTGAAGCATCGGGCGAAAGCGGAGTTGTAAAAAGTAACTTTAATGGTGCTAGTCTAGATTTTAAAGTAAAAAACGATCAAGGCGAGCAAACAGCAATTAGGATTAAGTCTGATACTAATGTAGGCATTAACAACGAAAATCCTCAAGTACCATTAGATGTTACAGGTAGCGGAAGATTTACTGGTAACTTAGATGTAAACGGTATAGAAGATGCAGATGCCTCATTTAATGATACACTAACAGAAGGAACTATTGTAACTTCCGGTGGATTAAGTGTTGCTAAGAATGTAAAAATTGGAAACAAACTTACAGTAAAAGGTCAAACAAATATAGGCGGCGATATTGTTGCAGACCCTGATGCACTAACTAAGCCAAACATGGAAGGCTTTGGTACAGTTAAAGCAGATACATTTGAAGGATTTTTTAACGGAAGTATGTCAGGTACTATTAATGGTACAGCATCAAGTGCAGCAAAACTTAATAATAAAACAGTATTTCAACTGTCAGGCGATGTAAGTTCAGATGCTATTGTGTTTGACGGTGCAGGCGATTTAACTAAGACATTTACAACAGTACTTAGTGATAGATTTATAACAGATAAAAGTGTTGTTGTTACTCCGCAAACTGGAGATGAAATATTAATAAACAGAACACAGGGCGATGGCGGATTATTTAGAATTACGCAATCTAACTTACTAAAGGGTGTTCCAACTAATCCAGTAGGAATGATTGTGCCATTTGGCGGAGAAGTTGCTCCTCCAGGATGGTACTTATGTGACGGTACAGAAATTAGACAAACAGAAGCAACCGAACTGTTTAATACTATTG